GAGTCATAGACGCGACACGACCGCATCGGAAACCGCCACGTCACACCGTCCGTCGTCATGCTCTGATGATCCGAGTTTGCCACTTGCCCCACTGCTCCAAGTGCACCGTCTCAATAGGTCGTCTGTCAGCGATAAGGTTGTGTCCCGCTGGTTCTCGTATCGAGACGCCAAGATAGCCGTCAGCGCCATTTAAGCCGAAGATGCGAATCGGTCCGTCCCATGTATCGTGCTGAGAATCGTGCGATGGGAAAATATCTTGGTCGAACGGCGAGCAATGAGTCCAATGTCCGTTGCAGCCACTGCCTGGAAACATCATCGGAATAAGGTCGAGTCCTGTCGACCACGCCACGAGCGCAGCGTCAGTCGCAGGGTCAGGCACATCACACACCAGCAGACAGTGCGCGTGGAATGCTGGGATGGCACGCTTGAGTCGTAGCATGGCCGATGAACACAACGCCGTCGCGGTGCTTGGTGTGCCGTCAGCGTTCGACCGTCCCGGTCTGGTGACGTTGCCAAGGTTCATGAACTCGCCAGAGATGAACGGCATCTGCTTCTGGTCTAGGCCGTACTGATTGATGAGACGTTTGCACGACGCCAGATAGTCCCAGTCGTCCATGCGACGTAGATGTTCATCGAAGATATCAGCCGGTGCGGTGCAGTAGTACAGATTGTCCTCGTCACAAGCCGCACCGAAGTTCATCACACGATGCGGTGCAAGTGTCTTGATGCGCTCGCCGAGTTGTCGCACCACAGACGAGTCGTAGCCGAACCCGATCTGCGATGGCTCGTTCGCGACCTCATACAGCACGGACGGCAGGTCGCGGGTCGTCCCGACGAACTGCTCGGTGTACGCGTGCATTTTGGCAATGACGTCAGGGTGATCGCTAACCACGTCCGGTCGTCGCGCCCAGTCGAGTTGATGACCGACGAACCGCTCAATGCCGCCGAACAGACAACATCTGGTGTAGATCCCAAACGAGGCGCAGTGATTGATGAACGGCACCAACTGACCCCAGAAGTAATCGCCGTCATCGACGTGCGAGTTCTGCCGGTGCAGGTGCATCCAGTAGTCAGAGGTTAGGTTGAACAGCGGTCGAATCGCGTTGATCTTCCGGCGCTTAAAATACGACAGCAACGCATCGACTTTGGCTCGGTCGTCATCCAGCCAGAGACGGTACAGCCCCATCGCGGTCGCTTCTCGATAATCGACCACCGCACCGTCAGGCGTGTGAAAGAACCGCGACTGATGTCGCACACCTAAGACTGGCAGATCGTGCGTTACAGCGACGACAGGTGGGTCTAGTGGTGGGTCTGGTGCTAGTGAAGGGTCAGAGTCGACGACGACAGGTTGCGAAACTGTCGGCGGTGTCGGATCAATCGGCACCGGGAGGCACGTCGACTCCTTCCCTTCAAAGAGTTTTGCAATCCATCTGACGATTGCGCTCACCCAATTCATTGCGTCGTACTCGCCATCGTGCTGGTGTCGAATGCCGTCGTCGTCACATCGCTGGCTTTGCCGTTGCTCTTGTCGAGTTCAGCTAGCCGTGCGTTCTGCTGTGCAATGAGTAATCCTTGCCGTTGAATGGTGACATCCCTGTCGCCAATCATCTTGAGCAAGTCGTCAATCGTGACCTTCGGCAGTTCATCGGTCGGTTGCTGCTCATGCATCGTTATCCTCCTCTGGGTTGGTTAGTCGTTCAGTGCATCTTGCTGTGCTTGGTAGGCAGCTTTGACCTCTGGGGTCCATGCAGCAGTGCAAATATCTTGCACACGTGGATCTTCACCAGAGATGTCTGTGTCCTCCCAGCTACCAGATCGCTTGTCACTGGGAACAAGTACGTGCCGGTGAAACGTGCGCGTCAATTCCACGCCGTCCTCGCGTATAACCGTCGCCGTTCTGACCTGCACCGGACCTAGTTCCAGCACTTCGATCCTGTCTTGCACTATGGTTTTTGTAATAGCCATGTTTCCCTCCTGTCCGTGCTTAGCCTCCACTAGGTATAATATGAAATGGTAACAGCAAGACCCGACCCAGTCGTCCACGCGCTAAAAGGCACCACCACGTCAAGCTTAGAACCCTTGCGAAAATTCACCATAGTACCGCCCGCGGGAAAGACGGCGGTCCGCATCGCTGCGTCTACAAGGGTGGACGGAAACTGCCCGATGCTTCCATAGGATGCCGTGCCGGAACCGTGCGTAAACGGCCAACCGGTAATTTGAGCGTCACCAGTCCACGATCCGAGATTGGTGAAGTAGCCGTAACAGGTCGCCACGACCAGTCTCCCAACTTTGGTGTAACTTCCGGCCAGATTATCTGCGGCGGTTCCGGCGGACCCAGTCGATCCATTCGGCACGGGACTCCAGGTGCCTTCCTCATAATCGTCGAGCATGTTGGCGTCGGCGGTTTCGGCGTTAAATGTCAGCCCCTTGGTGGCCAGAATCGCCAAGCCATCCGACCGGATCTTGAAACGCTCTACGGTCGCATCATTGGGGTTGTTCTTGACCACGAAATCCCCGAACGCGCCACCAACGTTCCCGTTTTGAAATCCAATCTGGCCCAACTCGACATCGTCCGCTCCAGTCTTGGAACCGAGAAACGTGATCCCGGTTCCGACGTTAGTCGCAGCAGTCCCAGTCGTGACCCCGTTGACAACAAGCGTCGGGATTAGAGCGTTCGTGGTCGAACTCGATTCTTCGATACTCACCCGCCCGCCGTGATTGGTCGTGGTGCCGATCAGGACATCCCCCACAACCCCGAGAGTCGAGTCCAGCGTTGTCGCGCCACCAACGCCTAGCGTGCCGTCCAGTTTCGTGGCACCAGCGTCCACCCACAGGGCATAATCGTTCGTGGCTTCGGAAGCAGCGCCCTCGATGTAGACCGCAGCCGAGTTCGTGACCGCACCAGCACCGACCGTAATCTGTGGTTCGCTTACCCACAGTTGCGCGATGGTCGTGCAATTGCCAGCAGTGACAATCGAGTTGTTCAATTTGACGCCAGCGATGGCCGCAGAGTCTGCACTGTGACCGGTCAGTACTCCAGAGGTATAAGTCCCGAACGCCACGGTGCTGGCACCACCAGAGGTGAACGCACCGGTTAAACCAAGCCGCACATAGTCGACCGTGCTGCCGCCAATCGCATGTGGACCCGTCACGGCGTTCACATACGCGCCGGTTGTCCCTTCGATAACCGCGTCGAGATTGTCCCGCAGCTGGGCGTTCATCAGCGCCGCAGTCACGAGTTCACCTGTTACCCAAGTACGAGGATCTGAATACGCCATGATCGACTCCTAGATATCCCACGCGAGTACCGTAGACTCGCCTAACTCCGATGCACCCACAACGCCCAGAATCCATGCGCCACTCTGATCGGCTGGTTTGAGATTCCATTTCACGTTCAGAATGTTGCCAGACGACACCGTGAACGTCACGCCTTGGATGAAGAAGTCACCAGCACTCGGGTCGTAGTCGAGGTAGGTCGTCTCGCCAAGCTCACTCTCACCCACCGTGCCGACATGCCATGCCGCATCGTTATCCAGACCGGTCATCGTTTCATCGATGCCGATCTTGTCTCCCGGTTCCCTGAGCAACGCCTGCTCCATCAGCGTGGCATTGGAGTTCGCGGCAATCTCCATCGAGCGCACGACAAACCGTGCGCTGTTCGTCGCTTCGTTCTGCCACTTGGCAATTTCCAATGCGAGTTCAGGGTCGGACTCATACGGCATGTTGATGCGGATGTCCTGTTCGCCGTACTTGGTGATAGACGTTGCGTCTGCATCGTCGACCGTTGTCGGTGTTTGATCCTTCAGCGTGATGCCTCGTACCTGTAACGTCGTCAGGTATGCCTTCGTTGCGCCACTGTTGACGAGTTGCAGTGTTGCAGTGTTCGCCGCTGTCGTGGAAACCGTGACGGCAATGTCAGACGTAAGATTGCTTCCGCTACCATCGGCGGCGCTGTTCGCAATCCAGTCCGTTCCGCTCGCTGGAGAGGTGAGATTGGTCGTGGCGACCTGTGCGCCTCGTGCGGTCGTTGATGTGGACGCGCCGAAGTCCACACCCGTGATGATCTTGTCGGTGAACTCCGCGATGATCGTGGTCGTCTCTCCCGATTCAACACTTGGCACGACTTCGGTAGTGGTCAGTTCCCACAACACGGTCGCCACGGTGTCGAGCGTTCGCGGATGTACGACGACGTAGGTGTGGTTGATGATGTCCTTGCGCGACTGTCGCGCATCTAACTCGACCATGTTGTTGGCGAACGTATGACTTGATACGCCATACGCCAGTCGAGCGGTACGGTTCTCGAACCGGAGTTCTCCACCCTTCGCACCAGCGGCATCGGTCGTGCCGCGAATGTAGAGGTGTCCCATCTCGGACATCACCACATCGGACAGTGCTTTCAGGACCGTGGTTTTGTTGTCCTTGAGGTTGTCGAGTGCATACGCAAAGGTCGACCGTCCGGTGTCGTAGTCCGTCGCGATTGGCTGACGCCCAACGGAGTTCGTCACCAACGTCGTGACCAACTGGTCGGAGCGTTGACCGGTTTGCACTGCAAGCGCCTTGAGCTTGGACCGTGCCGCCTCGTCCATCCAGTCCAGCACCGTGCACCGCACGGCTTGGCGTTGATACGCGCCAGCGTCAGGCTTCACATCTGTCAGCGTCCCAATGAACTTGATGTAGTTGGTCCCGCCGTAGGACAGCGTGACCGACAGGATCAATCCCAAGTTCCACCCGACGGTACCAGTCGTTCTCGCGTTGGTATGACCGGGACTGTAATAGCCTTGCACGCCGCCACTGTTTGACGTGCTGTTGTTCATCGCAAAGGTCAGCGTCCCAGTGCGACCGACTCGTGCGGTGGGACCGGTGCCTGAGATGCCGTACTTGCCACGCAACGGCTGCACACCTAACAGCACATCAGCCGTGATGTCGGTGGATGCTGACCCAGTACCAGAAAAGTAGGCGTTGAGCGTCACGGTCGGTGTCACGGTCGGCATCGTTATTGACTCGTGATCAGTGCGTCTCGCAGATGCACCGGCAACAATTCCATCTCTTCTCGGAGTGCCTTCAATTCAGACAACATCGCGTCATCATCACCGTCACCACTGATGTCGACCGGCACCGCACCGCCTTCCAGTGGGATGATCGCTTCGCGTCCATGCAGCATCGCCAGCGTGCCGCTGCCGAAGCTACCCACGCCGCCGTGTGCGAAATCGCCGTATCCCTGATCGCCGCCTCCGTGCGGCGGTTCATAACCGCTGCGCTCGCCTCTGTACTCCACTTCAACTCGGACGCGGTGTGGAATGTTCGGCGAGTGGCCCGGGTCGTCGTACTCCACATCAACCTCGGCATTCGGCACGCCAGCAATCTTCAAGATTAGAGCTTCAAGCGTCGAGCCGAGTGCGACGATTGCATCAGTGACCAGTTGCCACCCGTCGATCTGATCCTCTGGCCTGACTGCGCCGTTCGCGAGAGCCATGTCGAGGAGTCGCTGCGTGTCCTCGTCAATCGGGATGCCTAACGCTTCGTAGGCGTCAACCAGCGCAAAGATGTTCGGTGCCATCATGAGCAGCGCTTCGTTCTGCGTGAAGCCAGCCGCAATCAAGCGGTCGAACTGATCATTAGCTAGCAACCCCATCGCCTCCAGCGCCTCTCCGGTCAGACCGCCAGTGAGTGACAACCCAACCAGCACGTCGTCGAACGCATCGACCGAATTGACCAAGCCTTCGTTTTGCAAGATCAACTCGTTCCATCTGGTAAGGTGCCGGAACGCGACGTTGTCGCTGGTCAGACCAAGTGCTTCAAACGCTGTGCTGATAGCGCTAATGGCTGGTTCGGATAACCTCGCTGCCTCGACAAATCCAAGACCCGCTTCGACCGCAGCACCAAACGCACCGACCGCAACCAATCCGAACGCTTCCAACGCCGCCTTGTTCTCGCCAGCGGCAGCGGTTTGATCGTCCGTGATTCCAATTAACTCCAGAGCGAGTCTGGTCTGCTCTGTGAGAGCCGCGTTCAGTGCTTCATCGGCCTCCTTCCACTCGTCAGTCTCCTGCTCCAGTTCATCTCTGGCCGTCGTGAGCTTGGTGACTTCTTCCTCGTTCGCTTTGATGGCGTCAGCATTGGCGGTGAACCGTGCAGTCAGTGCGTCCGTCTCACCTTGCAGTGGCACGATCATCGCCGCGAGACCGGTGAACACACGCTCACTCTGCTGGCTGATAAACTCCAGCACCTCCACAGACTCAAAACCGAACTGTCGCTGCAACTCCAGAAGTTCAAGGAACTGCTGATTCGCTACCTCACCGCTCGCCACTACTTCATCGGCAATCGCCCTGAACGCAGACCCGAAAGATACTTGCGCCTGCTCGACGGTCAGAGTGCCCATCTCCACAGCACTGAAGAGATCTCTGGTCTTGGAAATCGCATCTTCCAAGCCAAACGCCATGACTCCGCCAGCCTCCTTGAAGATTTCCGCGAGGTGCATCATCATGCCGCCCCAGTCCGATCCAATCTCGTCTGCTGTTTCGGCAATCGTTTCTGTAAGTCCATCGCTGATGGCGTGACCCCACGTTTCACCGACAGCTTCAGCGATGCGTTCCTGCGTGGTCTGGCCTTTGAACATCTTCACAATGGCACCGATGAGCGGACCAGCCAGTGCACCCACCGCGCCCAGCAATGGTCCCAACATCTGGCCGAATGCCTTGCCCATCTTGGTGCCGCTCTTTGCAATGTTCTTCCCCAGTTCGCTGCCGATGTTGCTGCCAATCATTGACCCGAACATGCTGCCGATACCCTTCAGCGCACCACTGATGCCACCACCGCCGGTGAACGCATCCAGCACGGTCTGCGGGATAGCCGAGATCACATCGACAAACCCTGTCTTGAGACTGGATGCGATACGCTTTCCGGTCGTGTACATCTGCTCTGGGAACGCTGCCGGTGGCGCGAGTGCCGCGTCGAGAAGACTGACCGTGCCTATCTGATCCTTGAACCCGTTCTCGAAGTCTGCATAGACCTGACCGCCGACTTCAAACCAGCCCTTCATGTCTGATAGCTTTGGCGGCTGTATAAGGTCGCCATAGATCTTGATCGGACCTCCGACGTCTGGCGTCTGCAAGGTCGCCAGCCATGTGTCCATGATGTCCTGCGGCACCGCTTCGCCGAGTGCATCGTACTTCTGCATCGCAGTGTGCAGTGTGTCGTTCAGCGCGTCTTGTTCGGCCTCGGTCAACTTGGTGATGTCACCAAGCGACTGCAACGCCGTCATCATGTCGAGCGCTTGCGGAATGGTGCCTTCGCGCCATGTCGTCGCAATCTTGCGCCAGTTCTCGTCGCTCTCTACGACTGCTGGGTTCAGATCGTTGGTCAACACATCAGACGTCACACCAAGCCGATCTATTAAGTCGGCCAGACCATCTGGCACATCTTCGCCGGTGATAGCGGCAAGGTCGACCGCTGACTGAGCTAGCTCTCTGAATAACTCATCAGTGCCTGCTCCCGTCTTCGTCAGTTGCCACCACATGTTCCGCAAGTTCGCCATCGACGCATCGCCAGTGAGGAGCTTTTTGACTGCGCCTCGTAACTCCTCGGCCCTGTCGGCCATATCGTCTGTCTTCTTGCCAAGGTTCATCATGGCATCACCTGCCATGTCGAGTCCCTTGGTCAGCAGATCAAGCGCCTTGCCAGCGTATCCAAAGCTGATTGCATCGATGAATAAGCCAATGGTATCCATCGCCTCTTCGATCATTGTGACCAGCGTGTTGAACGCAGCCACAACAGTGATCCCAACAATTCTACCTAGACCGATCAAGACCTTCCCGACAGCCAGTACTAACTTCCGTACGCGCTCCTGCTTGGCGAACCACACGACCAAGACGGCAACAAGTGCGCCGATGGCAATCGCCGGAAGACTGATCGCACCAGCGACAGCACCGAACGCCGCAACAATCGCCGGAAGAGACGGTGCGAGCATACCGAAGGCCAGAATCAATGGACCGGCAGCAGCAACAGCCGCCACCAATGCCAGCGCCACGAGTTTCAGCGTCGGGTTAAGTTTGGCTAAACCGGGAATCAATGAGCCTGAGACGAAGTGCATCACCTGAGTGAATACATCCATCAGAACACGCAACACTGGTTCCAGTTGTTTGCCGATAGCCAGCCACACGCCTTCAACTGCGCTCTTGAGGAGCGTGAACGCGCCAGCAAGATTGTCGACCATCGTGTCAGCGATACGCTTACCGGTGCCGTCTGAGTCTTCCAGCGCGGCGGTCATCTTTCGCAGTTCGCCGGTGCCCTTCTCCAGAACGGCGATCATGCCCGGCATCGCCACCGTGCCGAAGATCTCGGCCATCGCTGCCGTATTCTGCAGATGCGGTTCTAGCTCTGACACAATCTCGTCGAACGGTCGCATCCGACCGCTGGCTGTCGACGTCTCAACGCCTAGCTTCGCCAACGCCTTCGCCGCTTCTCCCGGCGGGTTGACCAGACGCAACATCGCTCGACGCAACTGACGACCAGCCATTGTGCCGATGATGCCTGAGTCGGCCATCGTTTGAAGCGCAGCCGTCGTCATCTCAAAGGAAACGCCAGCCGTCTTGGCGACAGGACCGACCATCTTGAATGCGCCAGCAAGTTCGGAGAGGTTGGTGTTCGATGTTGTGAACGCTTTGGTCAAGACGTCCATCGCGTGTGCGGTGCCTTCCGCTTCGATGCCGTAGCCTTTCGTCACCTTCGCCGCGACATCGGCGGCCTCACCCATCGACATTGACCCTGCGGCGGCAAGGTCAAGCGTTGGACCCAGTGCCGACATGATCTCGTCTGTCTCGAAACCAGCAAGCCCAAAGGCCCGCATTGCCTCGGCCGACTGCGATGCTGTAAATATAGTGGTTTCACCCATCTTCTTAGCGAGTCCTTCTAATTTGCCGAAGTCCTCACCAGTCGCACCGGTCACAGCGGCGACACCGGACATTTCCTTCTCAAACGAGGCAAAGGTTTTGACTGACTGAGCGGCGATGATTCCCAGTGGCACGGTGATGCCAGCCGTCATCGCACCGCCGAGACGGGTCGCCTTCTGACCCATCTCGTCCATCTTCTTCTGAAACGTGTCGGTATCCTTCATCACCGCTCGCAGCTTGGCGGACATGCGATTCTTCAGATCAAGAATCGCTTCGATACGTCCTGCGTTCACAGCCATGATCAGTTACCGTCGTCTCGCTTTATTCGCTCGTCGTTGTTCGTTGTCACACCGCTTGATGTAATCGATCAACGGTGGCAGGTACGTGACCGGCAGCGCACAGTATTCCGGCCACGACCAGCCCATGCGCTTCATGATGCTGATGTCGGCTTGGGCGTCGTTCCACCAGCGTTGGTTTTTTTTGATTCACGCTCCGCCACGTTCGTGTCGTGCTGGTCAATCGCCTTATCGATGATGTCGAACACCGCTTGGTTCAACGACTCAAGGTTGGCGCGGTTCAGTTGCATCTTGTTGCCTTTGTCGTCAGCCAGTGACCAGTCGATCATGTAAGTCATCGCTCTGGCGAACGAGTACTCCGTCCAGTCGAACTGCGCTTCTGGCGCTTCAGCCTCTCGTCCTCCACTCTTCAGCTTGCTGTGTACCTTGCTGATCGACTTCAGCATCCGACGGCTCTCGCCAATCGTGAGTCGCTTCTTGACCATGATCCAGAACTCGCGTTCTGTATCACCGTCATTCCAGACTAGTTCGACCTTCTCTTCCTCCGGCTCAACGGACCACGGATTCGACATCAGTCGCTCCTTTGCATGATGGTGGGTGGGTGTGGCAATTCAAGGTCGATGCGCGTGCCGATATCAGGCGGGTCTACAGCGTGCCAGACCCATGTAGACGTGCCGAACGTCAGGCGTAAATCCAGCGGACGTCGAGACACCCACGGGTCAATGGATGCCACGACGGTCGCAGAGACACGAAACCGATGACCGGCAGTGCCAGTCACCGGTTTCACCGTCCACGATCCGAGACGCGCAGCGACCTGATACTTGAAGCGAAGCTCACCGGTGTGTCCGGTGGCTTGCACTAGGTCGCCGCCGTTGCTCTCGACAGATCACCCGCTGACTGAATGGTCGTGGGCGCATCAAGCAACGCACCGACTGATCCACCCATCGGGTTGTACGACTCGATGACACCGATGCCGCTGAAGATGGGATTGATCGCCGTCGAACAGATATTCTGCGGTCGCATCTCCACGCACACCGTCGTGCCAACCAGCGAGAACAACGTGGCATCGACAGATGCCGCCGCAAAGTCTTGATGCCAGTTGACGTCGATGGACCAGTCTTTGAGTCCACCCTTGCGAACTCGCGTGCTGTCGCCCATCGCTGTCTCGTCTTGCATCTCCGAGGCATAGTTCAGCCCTATAGACTCGGCGTGCGACGACAGGTCAACCGCGTTGATCTGAATGAATGCGTTTGTGTAGACCAATGTAGCCATCGTCTCTTACCTCTCTACTGAATGCCCATCCACGGCAGGAACTTGTAACTCTCTCCACTTGTCGTCATGCCCCACTCTGCTCGCCAGAACTGTCGGTGCGTTGATGTGATAGTCGACGTACTCAGTGGCGTTGCCCACTGTGCACCGAGTGATGTCTGACTGGTGAAGGCGATGTGACTGGTGAACTTCCCAGCACCGAACCCACTTGACGACGACCCCTGAATACGCACGATAAGCGCACCGGTCGACGACGACAAGATGTGCAGACCTCCATAGAGCTTCTTGCCAGCGAACACGCCACCGACGTCATAGGCGGTGCCAACACCACACGAGGTCATCGCGGTCGACGTCGCATCCTTCAAGGGCACTGATCGAATGATCGCCATCTTTGTCTCCTCTAGTCAGTGCCAGCACTCTCGGCAGTCAAGTCAAAAGTCATCATGTCGCCGACCGTGTTGCCGATGTTGTAGTTCGCCAGCACCGACTTCATCGCGTAGCCCTTCAGCGTCGTGGTGCCTTCAGTGATGCCGTCAGGAAACAACGTCAACACCTTCTCGTCTTCACCGACAAGACCAAACAACGCATCATCAGCGTTGCCAGTACCACCGTTCCAAAATCCAGTCCCGCTGACCGTGGCCGTATCCAAGCCGCCAGCACGCACTCTGGTCGAGTCGCCCATCGTGGTCACGTCCAACATCTCTGACGCATAGTCCAAGCCAATCTCGTTATGGTCAGCACTGAGGTTGAACCCGCCAAGGAAGAACTTCGCATCGGTATAAATCACTGTCGCCATGTATCACCCCGTTGAGAGATCTTTCCACGCCAAGAAGTTCACCGACAGCATCGTGCGTTCCGAATCGTCACGGCCTAACGAGAACGGCACCTGCTGTGCCGATACGTAGGAATACCGCGTGGCATTGATGGTGCGTTCGTTCAATCCATCCAACAAACTCATCACCGTCTGCATTCCGCTGCGTGCGGTGCTGTAACTCTGCGACCGGCGAATCACTTGCAAGCCAGCCACTTCTAACTTCGCCTGTCCCGGTCCCGTCGACATCGCGTGAATCGGACCGAGTCCTGCCGTCTCGGTCAGAATGAACGCATCGTTCGGTTTCTCTGGCATGAACCCTTTGTAGATCGTCGTCGTCACGCCACCGGTCGACAGCAAGTCAGAGATGTCATCAAGGAACACGTCACGATCCTCCAGACGCAGCTAACTTCCGTTTGATGTCATCGCCTATACGTTGAGCAAACATCGGCGCTCGTTCGTGCACCGGTGTCTCCAGATACTTCCACTGTGTCGGCGGTGCATGTCTCGCCGACCGTCCACCTTCTGACTTCGCTGGTGGTGCGGGAATCTCGTGCACGTACACCGCATAGTCGGTGCTGAATGTCAGCAACGCCAGCAAGTCCTTCGCTGTCGCTAAATGCACGCGACCGGAATCTTTCAGGTGCCCACTTATTCCGACAGGTGTGATGGTTTGGGCTGCTTCCATCGTGTCGTTGGCTTCTTCATTTAAGGCTTGTGCCGCCCACTGTGGGAACTGTCGTGCGAGCTTACGCAGTTTTTTGGACGCCGTGTTGATGGTGGTCTTCTTCGCCATCAGCGATACTCCCGCCCGAGATACGCTTCGACCACGATGCTGGAACTGGACTCACTCGCCGTGACCACACGTCCGAGAATCTCGGTGGCCTGATCGCTGATATCGAGCGTCAGTGGTTCTGACCGTGTCGCGTTGCCACGCTTCGGCACATGCGGTGGTGCTGTCTCTACCAAGATCCACGACAACGCATCGTTGCGCGTCATGCCGAAGCGCTTGGCTAGCGTCAGCAATGACCGACTTGCAGTAGACGACACACGTAGCATCACAGTCGCCATATCACCTCACTTCAAGTAGACGACGGTACAACCTTGCGAGCCACCAAACGGGAACCGCCCGATGGACAAGATCGTCGGGTTGATCGCGTAACTCTCGGTCGACCCAACATCACCAGTCGACAACGTAATCTGATCCTCTGGACGCAACGGTGCGTCCGACTTCAAATAGATCGTCTGGCGACTAACGACTTCCTGTCCGTCAGCGCCGACGACCTTCTCAGACTTCCCAACGACCGCCGCCTCATACACCACCGCTGACCCGTAACTCGCGTCTCCATAGGCGTCGTAGCTTTGGAACGGTGCAACGCTGACACTCTGCCGCATCAACGGTGCGAAGACGTTGACGTTGAACATTACCCAGCCACTCTGATGAAAGGACGCAGCAGCGCTTCTGGCGCGTCTTGTCCTTCGCTTGAATACGTCACCGACAACGGACCTACCTTCATCGACTTTACACCGGACGATCCTTGATACATCTCACCAGCACGCAACAACACCGCACGTTCAATCGTCGGCGGTAACGAGTTCGCTGTGGTCGTCGTCGCCCACTTGTCATCGGTGCTGCTTGTTTCGCCGATCTGATACCCGGCCTCGTACACCAACAGCCACGGCTTCAGTTCGCTGTTCGGCATCACGTAACTGCCAAGGTTCCATCGCTCTTGTGCGGTCCAGCGGTAGCCTTGATCGCGCTCGATAAATCCAGCCTCTGGGTCCGACACTCTGTACTCGCTCGACTGAAACTCCGTCGCATCTCCCGTGCTGGTGCTGTCGAAGAATCGTTGCACCGACAGAATCGGTGTGCGACTCACCATCAATCGTTGCGTCCCGTAACTCGCCACCGTCTCCTCGTAGACCTGTCGACGCAGTTCGTAGCCCACGTACCGTGTCGCCCAGTCCGATGCTTGCGTCAGAGCGAGATCCATCCCTGACGACGACGCGGTTGCGCCCAGCATGGTCATCAGGTCGCCCAGTGCCGCGAGTTGCGTGTCCGTGCTGCTCGTGCATACAGAGATCATGATCGTCCTAGATCATCGAGTTCACCGCTGCACCACGACCTCGCAGCGTGTAGAGATCTCGCCAGTACGTTGTCTCCTGTATCGCACCGTCAATCGTTGCCAATGACGCCATCGCTTCACCGCGCTGTTCGGTCAACGCCTTCATGCGTTCCTCCGGTGTCAGGTCGTGCATCTTCCGGATATACCACCGCTCGTCTTCAGCCAGTGCACCGTCGAGCGCATTGATCAACGCCATCTTCTTGTTGCGTTCAGTGCTGAGATACTCGATGCGTCTCGACACTTCAGTCATCTGCAACGGACCCCAGCTTGGTTCGCGTTCGTAGCCGTATCGGTACGACTGCTTGAGCAACGCACTCTCGCCGGGAATCCTGACGTTGATGCCACGTGCGTGTGCCATCCCTAGCCAGAACTCCAGACACGCCTTCTGGACGCTGTACTCGGTGCCAACAATCAGGTCGATGCCATACAACGAGATCTCTTGGAACCCTTCGACCATCGCTAGGCCGACTTCAAACGCGACGGTGCTGGTGAAGTAGTCGATGCCAGCGTTGTCAATCACTCGCTCGATGGGATAGCGCACCGCGTTCGGGAACTCGTCGTGCGTCTCCATCATGTAGACCGGGACCGGTGACTCACGAATCCAGCCATGATGATCGGTGCCGTCGACGTTGTCTTCGTCCCAGTTGCAGTGGATGTCAAAATGTCGTGTTGCTCTCGGCACGTGTCGATACAACTGATTCAACGTCCAGATCTCATACGTCGGATCATCAAACGGTGCAAGGTCACGACTGGACGTGGCAAAGCCGATGATCGCCACCTTCGTGCGTTTCGGTGAACACGTCACCGTACCTGCTTCGCGGTCGTCGACCGTGATCGTGTGATGCGCTTCCGCTGGATGATCGAACTTGACGCCCGATCCCGGTTCGGCCTCCTGTGCCGTCAGATGTGAACTCATGGTGAACGCTTCCTCCGTGCGTGTCGTCGACGCACTTGCTTGTTAGGGTGGGTGGTGAGTGCTGCTGTCGTTGGTGAGTCTATAGACGACGAGGGTGGATACTTACGTACCCACCCTCGCTGAATGATCGACGCATGTTCCGGCTGGCTGGGATCTAGGCCAAGACGTTCACCCACTTGCAGAGTCAAGCCATGACTCATGATGAGAGTCCGACCTATCACCTCGTACGTCACCAGTGCCATGCGCCATTATGCCTAGCCGTTGCACGTCGTGACATAGACAGCGCCGGTGCTGGTCGTCTGGTGCGGCACCACGTCGACCTCGCCGAACCCGATATCAACGCCAGCCTCTAGCACCGACCCGCCGCTGCTCGACGCATTGGCATTCCACAACAGTGCGGCTTGGATGAAGCGCTGTGCGCCAGTGATGTCATAAAACCCGAACGCATCACCGGCAGCGCTACCCGTTGCGGTCGCCGTGAAGACACCAAACGTGCCAACGCTTGTGCTGGTTGCCATGAAGCCACTTGCCAGCGTGGACGTCGTGTTCCCAGTCAGGAACAACGCCTGATTGCTTGGACGATCAGCGGTCGAGAGTTCATCGAAGTCGTCCGCACAGGTTGTGCTGCTATGCAGCAACCGTGCGCCAACGGTCATGAACTTTGATCCGCTTGCCGTACTAGTGCCGATGTCGCCCCAGCCATAGGCATGAAGCAACGCCGACACATACGAACGCCCAAGGCCAAGACGGTCAATGATGCGACCCTTGACCTCGTTGTCTGTCGTGCCGTCGTTCCCACCGCAACTGGCGTCATACGACTCGACGTCAACTGCGTGGACCGGCCTGATCTGTGCCACGTCTCTTGTGATCATGTTAGTTATCCTCGCGTCAGTGAAAGATCAAACCTCACGCAGTATCCTACGGCGACCACGTTACGCCCGTCAGCATCGCCACGCCCTTATCATGTCTCATGCCAAGGTCATGCTCGGCTATCGCTCGCACGACAGTCTGATCCAGTGAGAACGCCGCTTGGACGTTCGACCCATCGTGATACGCCGCCTCCTGCGATGAATCCACCAACAGGCTCTGCGACTCACCAATCAACACTTGCGCGAAATCAACGAGATAAATTTCCGACTCGTCATCGTTCCCTGCGCCAGTCGTGTCGAGCGTGATCGGCACGTTGGTCGTGGTGCCAATCGGCCAGCCCCACAACGTGCCAGCGATAACCTCGTCACGGAACGCGAACACACCGTTGGCGTTCTGAATGGTGGCAAGGCTTTGTTCTGTTCTTGGTGCCATGATCCATCCCGGTGAAATCATCGGGATGTCCGCGTTCTTCAGTTTGACCACCAACTGACCAAGATTGTCAGTGATGTTCGCCAGCGATGCAGCCGACGCGGCAATCTTCTGGTCAGCGACACACCAGTTCAGCAAGCCCTTCGGTGTCGCGTCAGTACCAGCACCACGGATGAACGTCGAGTCCTCCTTGGTCGCCATTGACGACACGAGGTCGTCTCGCACAATCGCATCAGCCGATGGACTGCTGTAGCGCAGCAGGTCGTTGCTGATAGGTGTCAGCACCGCCAACTTCTTGAACGTCAGTGTGAGTTGACCAAACGTCTCCTCACTCTTTCCGATGTTGACGTTCTCACCGATGTAGGCCGCCGATGCGCCAGTGGCGATCTTCGGATACTTCAGTGTGCCGGTTGGCATTTGTACCGTTCTGGCACCAAGCCGTCGAACCACTGACTGGGCACGCAGTAGTTCGATGACCTCGTTGCTGAACTGTGTCGGCACAAGAAATCCACCAGCAGTCGCATCACCAGCGGCGAGCGCTTTGGTTCTCGTATCAGCCAACGCATCAGCCAGATCGTTATCACCCCACCCACGCAGAACCTCGACGGTGCCTTCCGACCCCATCTTGTTCATCTTGGCTGCGGCCATCGCACGAACGACGCGACCAAACGCCGCACCCTTCTCGCGTGATGGTGTTGACGCCTTCGGTTCGACCAAGCGGTCAGACCACTTGTTCGCCCACGGACCGTTCGGGTCCGAGGCAATCTTTTCTACATTCTCCCGCACGACCCGTGCCAGTTCGCTGCCAAGCTGATCCTTGATCAGCGGAACAGATGTCTCCTTGACGAAGTCTGCGAGTTGTTCTCTCGTCATCCCTTTGCTCATGAGTTGTTCTCCCTACTAGTCGAGACGACCACGCATGGCGTTGATCGCAGACCGCATCTCCGCGCCCACGACCGTTCCGACTGATTCACGCACCGCTGCTTGTAGTGCGTCCGTCAGCACGGTTGGGTCCACATCAACTAACAATTCGTCGTTAGTTGACTTCTCCTCGTGACGCACATCCTCGTCATCGAGTTCCAGCACAACCACGTCCTCTTCCAACACCGACACACGGTCAGTCAATCCCGTCTCGATGCGCTCAAGCGTGTCGAGAATGGTCTGCTGATACCCATCGCCACCGATGGTCTTCGCCGGTGTTGTTGTGACCAGCGCAATCGCTTCATCGTCGAAGCCGTAGTCATCCAACAGTGCGGCCAGTTCGTCGTCGTGCAATGGCGATGAGGTCTTGCGTTCTCGTTTCTGTCTCGCCTTCACGAACGCTGACCAACTTGCCGCATCACGCTCCCACGGTGCCGTGCGATCAAACTCTTTGAAGTGGCTGGCAAGGTGCCGCTTGACAGCAGCCATGTCGTCAGACGGAAACGACGTCTGGTCAAGACGACCAGCCGCAGCGACCACGCCACGCCAGACAACATACCCATCACTGGCGCGATGGTGCGGCAGCTTCATATCGCCGAACGTGTCAGGTACGGCAGCGGTCGCCCATGCAAAGTGTCCCGCAATCTTGCGTCGTTCACTGGCCGACAGGTCTTCCCAGAGTTCATCGGAGAAGTCACCGAGTGTCGGACGACTCCACGACTCGTTCATCGGTGCTGTCTCTTCGGAGACGTTGCGTGGCGAGATGCCTCTGGCGATGTGAGGCGCTGCCGACATCAACTCGATGCCCGCCTCTTCGTCATCCTCGTCGCCATACGCACCGGTGTTCTGAAACTCGTCGACGTTTCTGATCGTTTCTTTCACCGCCACCTTGATGTTGTTCATCATCTTCCGCACGACATCAAGAAAGTCGTTGAGTTGCTCGCTGTCTGGTTGTTTAGTTTGCAGTACAGCAGGATGAAACCGCGTCAGCACATCCTTCGCCCAGTCTGTCAGCAACGTCGTGTCGTCATCGCTCAGGCCCGCTGCCATCAACGCTTGCGCGTTAGCAGGTATCGGGACAATCGAGAACTCAAGGAGTTCCTGTTTCGCAAAGTCGACACCACCACGTGCATCGTTGAACGTGAACGCGACAGGCCTGAACCCAACAGATGCGCCACGCAAGAATCCTTGCTTCAGCATCTGGAAGACACGCTCGGCCATCGGGTTCAGTTCGGCACTGGCGAACTCAGCCACGGCGATCAACTTGTCGTCCTGTTGCTTCAGGCTGACGGTGCGTGCCACTGGCAATGAGTCATAGTCGTGTGCAAACAACACGACAGGATTCTTGAGATAGTTCGTGACCTCCCAGCCGTTTGGATCAATGACGTCCTTCTCGCGGTCGGCTTCGCCAGTTGTGATGACGAACTTGACCGACCGGTCATCTTGTACTTCGACGTCGCTGATGAACTGCTTGCGAAGCACGGTGTCCTGAGACGCCGTCCCGTTCGCGGCTTGCTGTCGCCAGTCGCCGAGGTCTGTCACGGATTTCACGAAGTCTGGCTCAGTCATAACGTCTCTTGTTGGGAAGCCGGGACAAGCGCAACCGGAGGACGCTGCGCTGTCCCGAACTCCACCACCACACCGACCCATCTGCACCATGACAGGTTCAGCACGCAATGTCCACCACTACTCGGCAACCTTTCGACCGATCAACGACCCGACATAGTCTTCAACGACCTTGGCTTCCTTCCAGTAGTCGAAGCCGTAGCGCGACCAGTGCCGCACGACGTGGTCGCCATCAGGAATCGTGACCGTCACACCGCGCCCTTCAGCAAAGCCTAACCACCAATCGACACACGACCGTTCGACGGTCGCTTCGCGTTGTGTGCCGTACGCCAACTCAAGACCGTGCACAGCAATCTCGGTGAACCCTTCGGCCAGTGCGAACGCAATCTGATACGCAAACGTACAGGAGAAGTAGTCGCGGAACTGTGCGGCCAGATCGTCAACTGGAAACACCACCGCGTTCTGGTTCTCGTTGAACGGTTCGGTCGTATAGATCGGCACCGGACACGTTCGCAACCATTCCATATCGTGTGGGTCTTGAATGTCTGTTGTCGGTGGATGCAGTTCAAACCACCGGTCGGCACGCAACCGACCGTCGTTGTCGCGCATCGCGTTCCAGAAATTGTTAATGCCCCAGATCTCCCACGTCTCATCGGTCCACGGTATCTGTCGCAGTGACTTGCCAGCACCAGTGATGACCACGCGACGTCGTGGTGGTGTCACGACAACACGACCATCAACGATGACGCTGACGACGTTGTGTGGACTGAGCGTGAACGGTCTGACCGGCTTACTCACCGTGCTTCTTTGCCACGATGTTTTGGAGACTCACCACGGCGTCAATCACCTTACGAGTCGCGGCCTCGACCTCATCGTCATCCAACAGGTCTTTCGCCGTTCCCGCTTCAGCGATACCAAGCACGCTCTTCACCAGATAGACGGCGGCGTCCTGCTTATATTTGCCTTTGGTCGTGATGAACTTCTCGACCCAGTGCACCGCCTCGACGATATACGGCAACAACTTCATGCCCAGTGTGATCCATGCCATCGACGTCCTCCTTGTGTGCGGGTCAGGCTTTCGGTTTCTTCTTGCGAACGAGCGCCACGGTGCACCGACAGTTCGGATGCGCTGGTGCTTTGTTCCCGACAAACGTGCCATAGGTAAACGACTTCTCAAACGGGATCGGCGCAATTTTGCTCAGACCGCGACAGATTGAACAGATACGAAGATCAACAGTAGCGAGCCACTTCCGACTCAATGCACCGGGATCAAGCACACCCTGCTTAACACCTTCCGACCAGATCTCTTCTTGACCACCAGACTGAGCGAAGGACAACTCGGTGCGAGCGATAGTCATGGCACGCAGACGTACCTTCGCGTCTCGATAGCGCTTGATGCGTGACAGACGTTGCGCTGGCGACAGGTGTGGCATCGTCGACATCAGACGTTGACGATAGTGCCAGATGGACGTGCGTTGTTGTTTGGTCAATCCTATCTGGAGCTTCAGCAGTTCACGTGCTTCGGCTTCGACACCCAAGCCGAGTGCCGTGGCGTCAGACACCGAGAGACGAATGGCTGCCTTGGTGTCGTCACCGACCTGTTGCACCCACGTGGCACCGTGAATCTTTGCCCAGTTGATCGCCGCAGGGTTCAACGCATTGAAGTCGAACGCTGTCGAGATCGGTGCAATCTGTGGCACCGCGTCTTGTTTGGTCGTGCTATGACTTGAACGCTCAATAGGAATGCCAAGATCATCAGCGCTGTGTTCAGCACCGGTCCACCATGCACGCAACCAGTGAGGCTGCATCAGTGCGTTCATCTCGTCTAACCACTCGTCGAGATGCACCAACTGTTCGACCTCGACACCAGTCGTGACGTGCGCCAGTTGATCAGCACTGACACGGTCACTGAGGTCGAAGATGTGCCGACGAATCATGCGCTCGACAGCGGGTTCCTGTCGTGCCAGTTCTTGCCAGACGACTGGCAAGTCAGACACCTCTTCAGCGAGTGCACGTTGTACGACGGTGACGGCTTCGGTGTCACCTGCGTCTTTCAGCACTGCCAGATGGTCATCCCACCCGTCAGCAATCACGTCACCTTCTGGTGGTGTCTCACCGGCCACGGTCGCCGGGACCGGTGCGGGTGGCACGCTTGGTGTGCGAACCGGCATCAGGTCCATCGGCATCATGTGGACTTGACCCGCGTCGTCGTCGAGCGTCTCTTGACCTTGGAGCGTGCGCCACTCGTCAACCTTCATCGCCCACGGTGCCGCCTTCGCCGCGTCTAGCATGTGCGCTCGGTCTTCTTCGACCGGTGACACGAAGTCCAACACCAGTCGGTCGTCGTATTCAGGGATGAGTCGTTCTTGCAGTTGCGACCGTAGGAACTCCAGTCGCGGTGTGATGACCCATCGGCTGAACAGATAGTCAGCCGATTCAATCGTCGCTCTGTTGCTGTTGTTCAAGATGCCCAGCAGTTCAGGTGGAATGCCAAAGACTTGGACGATGGTGTCGCGTTCGTGTTTCCGCAGTTCAACGAGTTGCAGTTCTTGCAATGACTGGTTGACCTCATGCACCGCAATCTCACGACCAACAAAGAACGGTTTGAACGCACGCCAGAAGCCTTGATGTCCATCAAGCCAACGTTCCTCCAGTCGACGCACTTGGTCTTGCTGCAACCCGATGTCATGTGCGCCTTGCTGTTTCGGCCAGATGATCATGTCAGGTCGAGCGCGATTGAAGAACAGTTGGCGTGTATGTTTCGCGGCATACTCGTCTGTTTCTAATTCATCAGACAGCGACCGTGCCATACCGGTGCCTCTGGTGTATGGGTTCGCCGGGTCAAGGTCAGCCATCCACAAGACCTCTGTCTCTGGAATCGTGCCTTGCCATGCACCGAAGCTCACCTCATACGACCGACTCGACGGTGTTGGTGTCGACTGTATCCAGTCAGGCGGCACAGGCCAGAACTCGACCGGTGCACCGAACGCATTGCGCTCCTTGATCCAGAACGATTCACCGACAAGGTCGAGATGGAGTTGCGTCAGCTTGAACAGCGACTGCCCGACCATGTACGAGTTCGCGTTGTTCAGCGCATCGAGAAGAATATGATTCTCGACTTCTGTAACCTCGTTGGTCTTACGAAGCAACGCACGACGAGACTTGGAGTCCGCCGACCGTTGAATCGTTCGCACGTCTCGACGTTGGCCTGACGTCGGTGCATAGAGTCGCCACTGTGTCGTCGAAGCGGCAACCGATGTCGCCACTCGTTGTGCGACCGCACGTAACCACGGCATCGTCGAATAGGCCGCAAGGATGCTGGCGGTGCCACGATACGGTGGATCGCCAGTGCTCCCTGAGAAGATGCCGCCAAGCATCCCGTGCGCTTGTCGTGCGCTGTCGTCAGAGAAGATCCCGGCAAACGCCTTGGCCGCAATCGACACACGAGTCCCAAGCGAGCGAGAGGTCTGCATCGTTCGACTATGGCACGTCAGGTGCAGCGTGTCCACTAGTCGATGGTGGTGTCTCTGTCGTGACACCGACCTGATACAGACTCGCCCACGACGTCAGCAAGCCAGACGCGTACGCCAGCGCAATCGCAGCCAGTGCCACGTCGTTCATCACGACCACCGCTGTCGCCAGTGCGGTCGTTGCAGCACAGTTGATGACTAGGGTTAGGTTCAGCATGATCGTCTCGTACAGCGCAGCCTAGCGAGTCTGGTGACGTGTTCTGGCTCACCACCGTGACGCACTGGGCGGAAACCATGCGCCATCGTGTTGTGCAACCTCTCGCACGTGTTCGCTAGACTCTCGTTTGGTGTCTCCACCACCCCATGTCTCGATGTCGTTCGACCCGTAGATGACCAGCGCCGTCAGACCCCACACCAACGCATCGAGACGGTCAGGCGATTGTTCTCCCGGCACCCACGACGTCAACTCGTCTTCAAGGTCTGGATACAGACCGACATGCCGCACACGACCTTGTGAGTAAAGTGCCGCGACCGGTTCGGCTCGCGTCAGCTTGCCGCGACTCGCTCTCACTGGCACATACGGCACGACGCTACTGGACCGTTCACCTTCACGGTGCAACGCCTTGGCGCATTCCCTCACAGTGAACCCAACCATGTCGCCACCGTTGTTCACCTCGCCCACAATCTGGTCGGCTTCAAACTCGTCATAGAGTCGCACTGCTTGACGACCCCATTCATCCGGTGTGCCGTGTCGACTGCCATCAGCCAAGACATACGCACAGCCGTCAGCCGTGGACCCGACCACGACGACACCGGCTTCTGAACTGTCTTCCGATGCGGTCGCTGGTGGGTCAATCGCCACAACAACACGCACGAGTTCGGTCGGTGCTTCTGGTGCACGATGCTTGTCGAGTACCGACCGCGACCACAACGCACCGGGACGGTCACTGATCAACAAGCCTTCCAGTTCTTGTTGACCGAGATACGTGCCTTCATAGCGCTTGATCAGACGCTCAAAGAACTTGCCGGACAGGTTGCTGCGGTTGTCGTAGATCGACCCATGCGTGACGTGACAGTGCGGGTCGTCGACCAGTCGCTTGATGATGCCGATAGGTCGCGGTGTCGTCGTCACCACGATGCGTGGATTGTCTGGTAAACGCACCGCCATGACCAGTGTGTCCCACGTCTCTTGTGCGTGGTCATACTTTGCCAACTCGTCAATCCATGCACAGTGAAAGTTCGGACCACGCAAGTCTTCCGGTTTCTCAGAACTGAACAGTCGTGCTTCTGACCCGTTCGGCCACTTGAGTGACCGTTGACTTGGTGTGTACTCCGGTCGGAAGTCAGGCGGTGACGTCGCAAGAATGCCAGACTCACCACCAACCATCACGTCACGACAGTCAGCAGGAATACGTCCAATGATCGCCAGCCGTTGTCCCGGTGTCTGCGCTTGCTCGATGACCCACTGTGCACCGGCACGTGTCTTGCCGAAGCCACGACCGGTCATCAACAACCAGATGCCCCAATCACCCGTCGGTGCAATCTGACTCGGCCTCGCCCAAAAGCGCCACTCATAGCGCAGCAGTGCGGCTTCGGCTGGTGTCAGCTTTTGCAGTCGACGCTTGCCGATGTGATGCGCTGCCGCTGTGACCGCCAGCGATTCATTCGGTGATGAGTCGTCGGTCGCCGGGCGCGACGACGTCGATGATCTGCGTGAGCTTGGCATTGAGACTGGCTCTGGCTTGTCGGACTTCTTCAATCGACAACGACCCACTGACGTTGACGTTCACGTTCTCGCCGTAGACCTCTGGACGCAAGTTCTTCAGCAAGAAGATACCAGCGACCGTGTCGCGTTTCATCGCACGTGCCATCAGTGTGGCTTCAATGACGTCGATGCCGTCTTGAAGCGCTTCTTGCCATGACACAGCAAACATCGAGTCGACCGCACGCAGTCGATACGCTTCAGACCGAGAGACACCAGCCTTCTGACACGCAGCACGCACGTTCGGCAGTTGCTGCAACGCCGCCAAGAACACCGGTGTCCACTCGCCGACACCCTTCGGCTTGTAGCCTTTCGGTCGTCCCGGTTTGCGCTTGGCTTTTTTTGGTATGTCCACTTATACGCCTCAGTCGTCCCTCACCATATACACCGCCTCACGCTGACGCTCTCTGTCATGAAGATCCATACCGTAGCCATACACGAACTCAGACGGGATGTCGTGTCCGATATAGACACGTCGCCATGTGCGAGTCAGTGTGACAGCCTTCGGCTTTCGCAGCAAGCACGCCAAGCTGATCGACTGCGCCTCTGGTTGCAGTCTGTCGTAGAGCACAGACGTGGTGAGTCCAGAGTCGAGGATGTCATCCACAAGAATCACAGGCACACCAGATAACGACCGCACGAGTGCGTAGTCAATATCAACGGTTCTACTTGATTGTGTGCCGACATAACTCGACGCCTTGACGAAGGCCACATCCACGTCAATCGTCATCTGGCGAAGAAGGTCAGCCATGAAGATGAAGGCACCGGAGAGCACGCCAAGCATTACCGGCGGCGGGTCGTGTTGATAGTCGTGCGAGATAGCACGTGCCAGCCTCTCGACGGTCGCAGCAATCTCGTCCTTCGTCAGCAACAGGTTCATCCAATGCCAGCCAACGATAAGAACTCCAGTCGTGTGTGGTGGTTCTCTTTGAACCGACCACGCATGACCGATGACGTCATCACGCCATCAGACTTGATGCCACGCATCGTCATGCACGTGTGGCATCCCTTCCCTACGACAGCAACATCCAAGCAGTCGGCTATCTTGATGACCTCGGTCGCAATGTCGTCGATGAGTTGTTCTTGGAGTTGTAACCGGTGTGCGTGCTTATGGCAGATGCGTGGAATCTTCGACAACCCGATCACCCGATCTCGTGTGATGTATCCCACCGCAATGTCGCACGAGAACGGCAACAGATGGTGTTCGCAGAGCGACCACACCTTAATACCTGACACAACCACCATCTGATCAACCACCACAGACGTGAAGGTCGTGTCGACCGTCCCGGCGTCATACGCTAAGAACTCTTGCCAATAGCGAGCGAACCGTTGTGGCGTCTCTCGTAGACCAGCACGGTCAGGGTCTTCCCCGATGGCCATCAGGAGGTCTGTGCCTAATCGCACGAGACGGTCATACTGCGCGCCGTTGTCCATAAGCCAAGATCTGTAAGCGTGTCGTCAGCGTGTAGTTCCGCTGGACTGCACCATCGGCGACCGCTATGAGTGTCGTGTTCAATGTCGACCCGTCCACGCCTTCAGGCATGATGTAGACCGGTGATAGGTGATGGGCATCGACCAGTGCGTCAATCTCGTCATAGTCGTCAGGATGCTGCACCACGAACTTGAAGCAGTGCGATGGCGTGGTATTCAAATAACACAACACATCAGCATTCAGTCGGCGATCAGCGGTGTGTGCCGCTTGATGACTGTTCACGAGTTTCGGACTAACGGTGAAGTGGTCAACCAGCGTCTTGCTTGGCGGCATCACCGTGCCAGCCGTCTCCAGTTCACTTGTCCAGTTGTCCTGCCGCAGTGCGTCGACCAACATCGATACGCTGAGTCCTTGCAGCAACGGTTCACCACCACTCACCACCATATGCCGCACCCTATCTCCCGCTAGTTCACGCACACGGTCAGCCACGTCGACCACGGTCTGCCGATGCACCTCAGCCGCCTTATCGTATCGCGTCCAGTCCCACGAGTACGGCGTGTCACACCACGCACACGACAGATTGCACCCTGCCAGTCGTACGAACACGCACGGCTTGCCAAGATTGACGCCTTCGCCTTGAAACGTCGGCCCGAAGATCTCATTTACACGAAGAACGTCGCTTTGCACTTTCGCGTCTCCTCAACCACGCAACACGTCAATTGACACCAAGTGTCACGCAGCTGAATCGGTGCGACCGTCTCGACAAGGTGTCGCGCCATGTTCTCAGCCGTTGGATTGAATGGCGTCAACACCATGTCATTCGGGAAGTGTTCAACCAGCACCGCAGACGTCGGGTCGTCTTTGTATATCAAGAAGCGATGATCCCAGTTCTCCTCTAGCCATTCGCATAAACGTGTCTTGATCGCGGCAAAGTCCAACACACGACCAATCTCGTCAACACCGGCCTTTGATTGAATCGTAAAGTGGACGCGATAGTTGTGACCATGCAAGTGAGCGCACTTGTTCTCGTGTCCGGTCACTTTATGACCTGCGCTGAAGTCGTGATACCGAGAAGCCGTGATCATGATCCGTGAACCTTCAACCATTGCAGTTGGCGACCTATACCAAGACCACGCATCGGGACTTGAATGTCATAACCGTGCCGCATTAGTAGAGGACAGAGGAACCGACGATAACGAAGACCAGCAAACATCATCAACGATGTTGTGATGTCTATTCTCTGAATGATGTCCCTGACAACACGTTGACTCCATGCTCGTTGATAACGCTCATTGCACTCTTTTAACGTCAGATTGTACGGTTCAATGTTCGTCTCGATATCTAATAAGCCGTGACGTGCCGAGAGGATAAACCACTGATGTCCATGGAATAGACAATACTGCTTCGCCAACATAAACCATGGCGATATATACAACTCTGACGCCTTCATTACGGTGGTTTGTTTTTGTCCTACACACGACACCAAGACGGTCGTCACAGCCATCCCTTTTGCTTGGCTTCATCAAAACCATCTCGGCGTAACTTGCTGGCGGGATTGTTCTCGTTCCCACGTCCCCACGGGTTCACCGTCATGTCGCCGTCGTAATCTGTCAGCGTGTCGTTGATGATCACATCAAGACAGTCGAGTTCTTTCGCCAGTTTCCATGTCTCGGCCTTGGTTAGATACATCAATGGCGTATGGATACGCATGTCACCCGCACCACATCCCAAGGTCAACGCCAACTGCATCGCGTCAACCGTTGACCGACGGCAGTCTGGATACCCAGAGAAGTCCGTCTGACACACACCGGTCACAAGATCGGTGACATCTTTGGATGCTCCGAAACTGGCTGCAATGGTCAGGAACAACAAATTCCTGCCACTCGTAAACGACGCAGGAAGCGAAGCATCGATATACGACGCCGCATTGTGATCGCCATGCTCGATCAGGCTACTTGTCGCCAACACGTCCCGCACATTGAAGACGCGATACGGGACAGCAAGACGACCGGCAATCGTTGTCGCACACTCAAGCTCACGGACGTGCATCTGACCGTAGTCGAACCCAACCGCAAACAGGTCATCGAACTGTTGCTTCGCCCAATAGAGACACGTCGTCGAATCTTGACCACCACTCAACAACACCACTGCGCTGTTCATGTCTCCATCCTCCACCCTGCGTGCTTCATATAGCGCTGATACTTGACCCACTCACGAAAATTATGAATCGCTGTCTCACGTGGACGCATTCGCGTCCCGTCAGGACGTGGGACTTTTCGCAGTCCCGTGCCTGTGAAAATCTCAAGATGCCCAGCACGTCCTCCCATCGTCCAATTCGTTGAATCAACAGAATCAAAACGATAATTCCTGAGTGCATTTCCCGCTATCGGCGACACGCCGAGTCCGTGCACTCTGGTGCGTTCTGCATGGGCAATATCGCACATGGCATGCAAGAACTTATGCTCATGGCGTTTGATCTCGCCACTCACGATACCGCCGATGGCAACGTACTCGTAGTCCTTGACCAGTTGTTTCCAGTTCTCAAGACCGCGAGACTTGTGCCACACCGGAATCGACCTCTTCCCGGTTCGCGTTTCGAGTGCGCCTCGTAGCTTGTTCACCCGATCAAGTCCAACGATAACATCGATATCTAGTTCAAAGAACAAGTCAATGTCGTGTTCGATAATGAAGTCGGCATACCGACGCACGTAGTCATCCCATCGCATTGAATCACTATCAATCGTCGCCTTCACGCCCTGCGCCTTCTGCTCCATGAACGTGAACGCACCAGAGTCGAGCATGAAGTTCCAGATTTTATTATCGAGATATGGAAGCATCCAGTCGGTCACGTAATAGAACGACTCCAGAATGTACAGGTTGCTGACTGTGTAGCATTCGGATGGATCACGTTTGGTGATATTTCCAGCGTGCGGTCCTGCAAGATAGAGATCCACGTCGCTGTAGCACTCCTTGATGTGTTCTTTCCTAACCTCACGATGCGACCCAATATAGAAGTCCATCAGTTCATGCCAGTCAGAGCTTGGCATCTTTCCGTTCAATCCGGCGAGATACACCTGCATGCCTCACTTCAGATCAAGAAGCTGAAGGACAGCCTGCTCTGGAGACTTACCATGAGACTCCAGCGCCTTGAGAACATCCCGGTGTTTATCTGGTGAGAACTTCAGGACGAGATTGACCGTGCTGCTGTCACCATCATCAGGCGCAGCCTCAAAGAAATCATCAAGGTTCACGTCTTCCGCACGATCAAGGATCGACTGAAGTTCTCCATCCGAGAAGAACGACGACAGGTCAATCGAGGCTTCTGCGTCTTCAAGTATTTGCTTGGCGTCCCACTCAGCTAGTTCACCGGTTCTGTTGTCGAAGATGGCAAGGTCACGCTTCTGGTCAGTCGTCAGACCCGTGCGTCGAACTGCGACAATCTCATCACCAGTGGCGTCGACGATCTTGAGTTGCGTGATTCCGGCTTCGCCAGCCGCCTCGATGGTGGCGTTCCCGGCAAGGACTTCGTTGTTCTCGTCGATGACAATCGAACGACCGGCACCAACCTTGTGGAGCGCGTCGACAATCATGCCGACGTTGCGTGATGTGTGCTTGCGTCGATTCTTCGGGTCAGGCACCAAGTCCTTGATGTGTGTCAGGTCGTCACTCATACGGTCAGCCTTCCTGCGATATCGGACACGGTTGCCGCGATACGTGCGCTGATGGTGGTGTTGATGGCAAGGTTGATATTGTTTGCGTCTCGATGAATTAAAACGGCGTCGTCGTGTGCCATGCACCCAGTCAGAAACTCATCCAGTATCGCACGGCTGTCAGCCACGAATCGGAAGTGCTGCGGTTGCCCTTCGACACGAATCGGCGACCCAGACAACGCAAGGTCGAGACGTTCACGCAGTTGCATCCCATACGCACGGAGTTGACCGCAAACATCTTGACCGGCGTGCACCTTCAAGACTGCCGACGCTGCCGCCAGTCCAGTGACTTCACCGCCGAACGTACTGCTCACACGATACTCGGTTCGACGCATCAGATCAGGATCACCAACCACACAGCCAACAGGCACACCGTTGCCGAGTGCCTTGCTGAAGCACGCGAGGTCTGGAACCACACCGGTCGTCTCTTGTAGACCACCAGTCGCAAACCGGAACCCATACACAACGTCGTCGAAGATCAACATCGTTCCAGATCGTGTGCAGTCTTCGCGCAACTGACGCAACCCTTCGATGTAATCCTCGCATACTGGTTCCCATCGCGGCGACTCAACAAGAATCGCTGCCAGAGATGAGTAGTCTTCAATCTCTGGCGAGGTTAGTTCGATAGCCTGACGAGTCCACGGATGCCAGCCGTGATACGACCCGCGAAACACGCCAACGCAATCGCTGCCGGTATCGTCTTGTGCAATGCTGACCGCCGCGCTGACCGCTTCGCTCCCGGTGCGTACCCATCGCACCATCGCATCGATATCGAACGCCGCACACATCCGTTCAGACGCCTCGACTTCCAACGGTGACGGCAGCGACAACGTGCCGCCCATAGCGCTGTAGCGTTCCACCCAGAGACTGACTTCTGGATGTTGATAGCCGAGTGCCACCGCACCGTTCGCACCAGCCAGATCAATCGCTGTGCGTCCATCTTGGAACGTCAACACCGCACCGTTACCACGCACCGCGAAGGCCGGGTAGTCGTCTGTCCCGACTTTGCCGTGTCGTCGACTGGTGGTCTGTGATGCACCAGCGGTCGTCGTCTCAGCACGACGCAACAGATCGGCGTCAGAGATCATGACGGTCGTGCCTCATGCAAGGTCGCCATCGGTGAGAGATCTTCTTGTGCCATCGCATAGGTCGGTCCATAGCCGAAGTTTCGTAACTTCGACACGTCAATCAAGGTCGAGAACGGTGTCCATCCCACGATGCGAAACGTTGGACGCTTCCCGACCACCAAGACGAACGCATCAATGTCATCACACCCGATCTTGTGCGGCATCGCCATCAAGTGACCGTCGAGACGACTGGACCACTTCACATCAACGCGTACACCGTCAGCCGTCACACAGTCGAACTGATTGGCATGGCTTCGACACGTTGCGTCAATGTCTGGATAAACATTCTGAGAACGACAGAACGAAAGTTCAGCTTCCATCGCATCGCGCTCGACCTGTATCGGGTCACGACCTGACCGAATCTCAGCCAGCCATTCCGCTCTGACCTTGCGTCGTTCACGCACGAGATATTCAGCCAACCAGATCTCGGCGGCAGTAAGTGTCACGCAGTCAGATGTCGACATCCAGTGTCTCCAGTGCAAGCAGGTCCGACCGTGTATCGACCGACAGCTTCAGCGAAGACAGGTGGTCGACCTTACGACGCACGATGCCAAGATCTGGATACAGCGTGCGCTTCATCCACGTCGTGACGTGTTCCCGATCTTCATCAGTCAACGACACACGAGCGTGTCTGGCTCTCGACAACAAGTCCATCGAGAAGACCTCAACATCCGTGCCGTCAGGCCACCCGCTTCGCGTCGTATCGTTTGACCAGTACTGCCGACCTTGCTGGTCGTCAAGAAACGCTTGCAACACCGCCTCACCCGCACGAGGCGACCACAACGGACAATCACCCGTTATGCGAATAACAACGTTGGCCTGATACGCCGTACCAGCCAGCCAGTAACGCCACAGCACGTCTTTCTCAGGTCCATAGACCAATCGTGTCGTCGGCAACGACTCGTCTTGTGTGTTGTTTAGTTTGGTGACAACACGAATCAAGTCGGCATCGCTCGTTGGCACCGTGACGATGACCTCGTCCACGCCTGACATCTGTTGCACGCGACCGATGACGTGTTCGATCAGCGGTCGACCACGGAACGGCGTCACGCTCTTACGTGGAAAGCGACTGCTCCCGAGTCGTGCCTGAATGACAGCCACCACTCGTCGACTCATATCGTGCCTCGCAACACATCGACCGCACACCGGTCGCCACCGAACCCGCGCTTGAAGAATCCAATGCCGTCGTCCTTCAACCAGCCGACCTCATAACTGTCGCCGTGCAACACCGAACTCATCACCTGTATCGCGCCCCATTGCAGAGCGTGTTGGAGGTTCTTCTGCAGACTCGGCCCACTGGCATAGTAACCATGCCCTTTGTAGGCAATCACGTACGCTGCCGCGAGAATGGCGGAAGGAGTCGGACTCGAACCGACTACAGGCCACGACAATGGCGAGGCCACCCGACCATCGGAATCCATTGCGTTCTCTGTCCCTCCAATCTTTGGAAACGCTGCCATGATGTAGGCATGTCCCTGTCGCACCCACTTTAACTGATGCTTGTATGTCTCGCCGTCTCGCGGACGTGTCGCGGTTCGTCGATGGCAGAGTTCGTAGTGCGGCCAGAGATGATCGCTGCCCCAGCCAATCGTATAGTCGCGTGCTGTTTGTGTGATGAGTGATCGGTAACTGTTCCGCATTGCACGCCACTGACCTGACGGTTCGGTTTCTCGTCTTGCTTTATGCGTCACGTCACGTGCTGCGACTCCAAGACCACGACCGCCCCACACCTTGACGACAGCCGTCTCCCACGTGTCATACAACAACCCAAGTGACGCTGCCAGATCACCGATAGTGTTGCGATAGTCGTGCGGATACCGATTCCACCGCCATTCAACTGTCATGCCGTCAAGCGTTTCTTGAATCGACGACACCATTGCGTCGTGGCACGCTTGTGCGCGTGCCGCGCTGAGTTTCGGCTGCGTTGTAATCAATGGACCCGCACACGGGTCGTCACCCATACACACGACACCATCACGTTCAATTGCCGGACATAGTCCCACGATGTACGGATAGCCAGCCGCCTCAGACACAACAGCGAACGACCGGTCGATAGCCTTGCGGTCATAAGCTAGCGAGTAATCCAACCACGTCTGCCGATGCCACCACGCACCGGCAGGATGTTTGTCGACGAACGTGTCCCACACCGCACTCGTGGCGAACCGTTCGCGTGGATACGCGACGAGACGTTCACTGTCCGTCATCACGGTCACGAGCATGCAACTCCACCAACGTGTCGACGAAATCAAAGCCAGCCGCCAGAAACGTATTCACAGATCGTCGGTTCTCAGGACGAACGAACGCCACCGGGACACGTCCCATCGTTCGCACGGTGTCAGCCAACTGTGTAATCGCCTCACGTCCCAGACCATGATTCCTGTAGTCAGGTGCCAGCACAATACTGATCTCCGCACGGTCATCGTCTTCGTATTGATTGATGCGAGCACTGCCGACTGGTATGCCGTCATTCAGGATGATCCAGAGCGACTCTTGGTGCAGCAACGCGAGACGTTCAGTGAACCATGACGAGTGTTCATCCCATCCCACCGCACGAGTCGACCGTGACGATGCACGTGTGTCCGAATCGTTGCGCCACTTGAACACCATCTCGGCATCAGTTGACGTCGCTCTACGCAGCGTGATCATCGGTGCCTCCTACGCGATACGGTCGCATCGAGTCTTGTGCACTGTCGTCTCTGCCATACATTGCGCCTTCCGTCATCCGAATGCGTTGCACGTAGTCGTTCAACTGCGTTGGCGTCATCGCGTGTGCTGCGTCAGGGTTCAACGAGTCAGTCGTATCGAGTCGCATGTGCGCTTCGATGATGCGTGCACCAGCCGCGACCGCCAACGCACCGGTCATCGATAGTGCTGGAGACGTGTGATCAGAGTAACCGTCGAGTCGATTGCGATGAATACGAGACAGGTTCATTGCCGTGAACGGTGTCGGGTATGCGCTGACACAGTGCAGATAATCAATGCACGGCACGTCGGCGAGACTGAACCGCAGCATGTCAATCTCCAAGTCGGAACACATGCCCAACGACAACAGCATTCGCTTCTCGTCTCGACACTGATCCAGAACTGCATGGTGCAGGTCGGTGTCCTTCGCTTCAAAGCTCGACACCTTGAAGTGCGAGACGTATGGCGCAACGACACGCACATCCTGCGTGAGATAGACCGTGCACAGATAGTCAACACCAAGGTCGTCACACCGTTGGTGAAGGTGTTGATGCCAATCGTCGCTCCACATCAAGTACCGCTGATAGACCAGATCGTATCCATCCAGCAACGCACGACCACGACGCTTCGCCATCGCCGTCGCGTCTGAGGTCCACTGGAACTTGACCGCATCAACACCGGCTTCGGCACACACATCAATCTGCGCCAGCATCTTCGTCAGGTCAGCATCGCCACACGCACCAGCCTCGCCGATGACGTACGTCACATCACCTGCCATGCTTTGCCTTTCGCGTCGAGACGACTGTCAATCTCGTCAATTAATAGTGTCGTCTGTAAACCGGAACGCAACGGACAGAACAAGCCTTCCGGTCCGGTCGCGTGCGTGACTTGTGCGGCTTGTGATCGATACATCGCCTCGATGATGCGTGGTCGCACGTCCCAGTGATGCGTCACCACGCTGCGGTCAGACATCACCGCCTTGACCCACCGTCCCGGTGTCGACTGGAACGGTGCGATACGAACGCTCCAACGACCGAACTGATGCGTGCCATCTATTTGATAGCAACCCTGCGGCGTGAAACCGACCTCGTCGATGTGCTGTGCCGTGGTCAAGTAAGTCACCAGATCAAGCTCATGCGAGAACTCACGCAACGGGTCGGCATAGTTCTCACCGGGCCACGTTCGCATGTCGCTGCCTACGTAGAACGTCACATCACGAATCGCCTGTCTCACCGCATGGAGTTGTCGCGCATACGGATGAAAGCGCCAACAGTAGCCGACGGCGATGGTGCTGTTCAGCAACACCTTGCAGCGCCTCAGATCACGCTGCGTCAAGCGCTGGTTCGACACCGGCTTCTCCAGCAACACGGCACAATCTGGGTGATGCGCACGCACCGCATACAACGTCTCCAGATGGTGTGCGGCTGGTGAGGCAATCACTACAACGTCCGGTGTCGTGGTATCGAGCAACTCACTCAGTGTCTCCACACATACGACGCCAACAGGAAATGTCTTCCGACGAGGATCGCATCCAACAACAGTCGTCTTCCGTAAGTGTCGGAAGTACTCGACGTACCGTTGACCCATCGACCCCAACCCAATAACCGCAACCTGCAAGCGTCGAGTCATAAGCCGGTGATGATCTCGGCCAACTCCTCGACTGTATACGTGCAACACTTCACCGCGTTGCTGTGATACGGATGCGGCACCGCAATGGTCCCGTCTGTCTTCCATGCGTCAGCCGTCCACGAATGCACCGCTGGTGGAATGACCACAACGTTCTTCTGCGCGATGGCACGCACCATCTCGTCATCGTTGATCAGTGCCTCGTGGCGCTTCTCACCACCGGCACGCACACCCACAGACCGCACGTCGGCGTCATAACTCGTCGCCACCCGATACGCATCAGCCAGTAACTTGAGCGACGAACTCCGCATCAACGGCACGATGATCTCGCCGCCTCGCATAATTTTGAGTGCCTTGAAGACATGCAACACCGCCTCGTCGATGGTCATCCAAAACCGAGTCATCGTGCCATCGGTCACGGTCAGTGCGTGACCGTGTCGACGTTGACGATCCCAGATCGTCAAGACGCTGCCGGTGCTAGCGAGAACGTTGCCATACCGGACACAGGAGATGCGTGTGCCTCTCGGTGCGGAGTGTGCGTTGAGTTCTCGCAGGCAGTTCTCGGCCGAATACTTGCTGCCGCCATAGGCGTTGATCGCGGCAACCGCTTTGTCTGACGACACCAGCACCACGTTCCTGACGCCTTCAGCACGTGCGGCGTTCGCCACATTGATACTGCCGATGACGTTCGTCTTGTGCATCTCCAGAGGATTGTAGGCACCGTCGTCCACACGCTTCAGTGCGGCGGCATGGATGACCGTGTCCATCCCGACACACGCATCGCGTAATCGTGACTCGTCACGCACGTCACCCAAGAACGGTCGGAACGCATCGTGGTGTCCGAACTCGTCAGACAGCAACGTCAGCCGAGACTCGGAGCGTGCGAACGCTGCCAAGCGTGTGACGTCATCACGCTGGAGCGCATGACGTAAGACCGCATGACCAAGTGTGCCGGTCGCACCGGTCAGCAGCATCTTCATAGCTTGCGTTCCTTGATGCGACCTTCAAGCTGGCAATACGCTTGCCAGCGCTTGTAGTGTTTTTGATCTTGCATGTAGAACCGATCAATACGATCTGAATCTGGTCGTGTGGCATAAATGAATCCCACGATGCACCCACACACGAACGACGACACGATTACAAGGAACGTCTCCATATCAGACAGCCTCCTACCATCGCTTGAACCTCAACGTGCCATCAGCACCCTGCAAGACGTCAGCAATGTGCACCGATAATCGTTTCTCGTGGAGTTCACGATGACATCGTGCACACAACAACACAGACACGCGAGTGTTGACCCGTTCCTGTATCGGCAGTCCTCTGGTATGGCTGCGGTAGATCAATTCGTGCATCTGCAACGGGAACGTCGTATCTGGTTTCGTTCCCATCTCTCGACACGACCGACAGCCACGGTCGCGTTCGATAACCTGCTCACGCACCGTCTTCACCCACGCGCTCTCTGCACGTCGTTTGCGCTGACGTTCGACCTTACGTGGTATCGGCTTCGGCACCGCTGGCACCGTTAGATCTTCCGTGCACGACTAGTTCGTTCGATGTCGCAAATCGCTCGGACGTTCTCAGGCAGCAACGCCTCGACCGTGTCGGCATCGGCGTCGGTCTTGCACCGAATCAGGACGCACGGTTGCGTATCGGACCCGCCGTTCTTCATCGCAAGTCGGAGTTGACGAACCGACATCTGATCGTCGACCACCTTCTCAGCCCATTCGCGTTGTTCAGCTTCCGGCAACTTCGCAAGGCACTGATAGTGACCGAACGGCACACCGGGAACTCTCGTCTCTGGCGGCACGTTGCGACAGACCCACGCATACACACGCAACGTCTCCTCGTCCCACCGTGTCGCCTCCAGTGCTTGTGAGGCATGTTCGCCGAAGTGTTCCTCGCCCATGTTCAGCCAGTCACCCCACCACCATTGACATGCCTGATTCGTCAGGCGAATAAATTCACCCAATCGTTGCCATTGGTCCATGTCGAACTCACCGTCACGTGGTTTGAGTTCGGTCGGTGAGAAGGTGAACTTGTCGATGTCGAACGTCCGTCTCTCGTTCATCGTCACTAAGTCGTCGGTCATGGATTCCTCGTTGAGATGCTGATGATGACGTGCGGTGGTTGGTCTTCGTGCGCGTAGTGCTTGACCGCGTGCAGCGCGTAGACCTGCGAGTCATCCTTGAAGATCACACCGGTCAACGCATCGAGCGCAGCGCGAGCGAGTTTGTCCACGTCGGGACGCTTGGTATGCGGGCGGTGGGACGCCCGACGGGACAAACTCTTCGGACGCGGAAGCGCAAAGCGCAGCCGCACCCGAACTGGGTCGGTGGTGTACGCAGACACATGCGCCTGAGCGATAGACCTGATCGTCTGCTCCCAAGCCTTCAGACCTGCGCTGCTGGTGGTGAGGACTGGTCGAGTCCAGCCTTTCGGGACAAACGCTTTCATCGATCCCTTTGGTTTCGGTGCACCGGTGACAGTGAATCTCAGGATCATCGTGTGAACAACCGCAGGATAGCACCCGTCAAAGCGTCTGTCCAGCGTCCTAAGCGACTTTCATGGTATCTGGCGTGGTTTTTCTATGGTCTGACGCTTAGAACGCCGCTGAGGACGCCCTAGCTGTTTTCGAACCACCCTGACCGTTCGGCTTTTTAACGATTTCTTAACGGTTTCAGGCAAAAAAAAAGACCCCGACAGGCATCAAGCCTGTCGAGGTCTGTTGTGCTGCTGCTACGACGACGGTCGACGACGCACATCTGGACTCCGAAGATCGGTACGTTCAGTCCACACCAGTGTCTCAGGATCGATGTGCACTGCGGCCTCACCACCGACTGCACCATGTCGGTTCTTCAAGACTCTCGCCATTACCACATCCTTGAACTCGAATCGTTGCGTAGCACTGAGAGACGAACTGCGTTCCGGTCTATGCAATCCGACCAGATAGTCCACAACTTCTTCGGTGACACCGGAGTCTCGCGTTGACGACAACGACAACGGGATGGACCCGTCACCGCCAGCATCACGACTGACTTGCAGAGCCAAGACGACCGGCACCTCACACCGCTTGGCGAGATCTTTGATCTCTCGGCTGTTGTAGCTGGTGCGTTCGTACGGTCGCAGATCGTTGTGACCACCGACCAAGCCAAGATGATCGATCAATACGAGTCCGATGCCGTGCTGTTTCTTGACGCGCATTGTCGTCGCTTCCATCTCAGCGACCGACAAGCCAGCACGGTCGCAGATGTGCAGCCGACTGAACGTCTCTCGATACTGGTCAACGGTGAGCGTGCTGTTGCTCATTGCGTCGAGTGCTTTGGTGCGTGACAACTTCCACTCTGGTTGCACCAGTCGCGTCACGATCTGTGCGGTCGGCATTTCTAACGAAAACATCAAGGCAGGAATCTCGTAGTCCATGACCGACCGCATGTAGCGACCCATCCATAACGTCTTGCCGATTCCCGGTCGTGCCGCCAACCCAAGCACTTCACCTGACGACAAGCCGTTGATGACGGTGTCGAGTTCGTGCAGCCCTAGCCATACACGACGAGACGACGTGCGCTCTGCGGCCAACGTGGTCGCGGCGGCGTGTTGCGCGTCGGCATCCATGACGATGCCGCCACCGGACGACTCACGCACGATGTCCTCGACCGATGCGAGATGTTCACCGACGATGGACTGTGCCGATGCACCACCTTCAGCCAGACGTTGTTCAAGGTTCTGCGCCTCGTGATAGATGCGACGTGCACGCGAGAGTTCACGCAGTTGGCCCAGCATCCACTTCGCGTTCTCCTCGTTCACCCGAACGGTGTTATCCATGCACCGACTGATCACCATTGCCGACCCGCCACCCTGCCGAAGCAAAACAGGGTCCGGCGCTGTACCGTCAGCGACTAACTTCGCCGCGATGCGAATCAACTGCTGACGTTCAGGCGACCAGAAGTGTTCTTGCTTGATGCCGAGTGACACATAAAGTTGCCAGCTATCGTACGAGATGATCTGACCAAGCACACACTCTTCAAGGTCGCTGTTCGTCAGCAGCGACATCGGCGAACCGGGATCGCTCATGAGCGTCCCGCCTTCCGTGCGAACGACGACTTGATCAATAACTCGCACCCGTCAATCGAGAACTCATCACGCATCGAGTCAGCCTGTGCATTCAGCCACGCCTGATTCGGTTCCAGTGCGTGCACAGACACGCGACCATCAGCGACCGCCTTCACCAGCGTCATCAGGTCATGACAGTTCGCCTTGTAACTCTTGCGCTCAACGATTGGCGACTCGGTCTTCGGCGGTTCCGGTGTCGTATCGTCAATGACCGCGACCAGTGGCGGCGGTGCGTCTCTGACTTCCTTGGCTTGCGCTTGCAACACGTCAGACAATCCCGCGTCTGACGCAAGGTCTGCCGCCGTCTCCAAGAACGCCGCTTCTTCTTCCTGTTGTTTTTCTGCTGCCGCTTGCGCCTTGGCAAGTGCGGCTTCGGCTGCGACTTCGCGTGCCAGTTCTTCGCGTGTGCGGTAGTCAGACAACAACGACGACGCACGTTCTACTACGTCGTCGATATCTTGCAGGTCTTCACGTTTCCATCCGAGAATCACATTCCGCTTCTTGTTCAACGGCGTCAGCATCGCCGTGTAGGTCTTCACAATCTCGGCACGCATCGAACGGTAGCCAGCGATCATATGTTCAGCGAGACGCGAGTGTTCGGATGTCACGAGTTGGTCCGGTAAGTCATCCGGTCCCAACGGTGGCGCGAACGTCGGCTTGATCAATGCTTCAGTCTTCATGGGTGGCCTCCTTGTAGCGGGTGATGATTTTCCATGCGTCGAGAATGTCCTGCTGCGTGCGATAACTGTCGAGTCGATAGCTTCCATCTGCTGCGAGATAGACGTTCATCCGTTTGTCGATGCGGTAGTCCGTGTGACCGTTGACGCCGCACCGTTCGACCAGAATGGCATAGAGCGCCAGTTGTAACCGATGCCACTTCGCCATGCCACCGGTCTTGTAATCGATGATCATTCGCTCACCGTTGATCGTGCCGACACGGTCGGGACACCCTGTCAGGCCGATGACTGCGTCGTCCTTGCGAACTTCGACTTCGTCCCACTGCGGTGCGAACCGTTGTGTGAACTGTGCGACAGCATGACCGTACCCACGCAACGACTCTGGTAACGTGGCGATGAACTGACGGTCAGTCCCAGCCACCACATGCGGTTCGATCTGGACCGAATGCTCATGCACCGCTGTGCCGCGTACGAGTGCGGCGTGCACCGCTGGTACATCTGGAATCGGTGACGTCACGCCAGCCCATCGCAACAACTCGGTGACGCGAATCATGTGTGCCTCCATCGGATGAGAAGGGACGCTCGCAAGAGCGTCCCTTCATGGTCACGTGCTGGTGAACGTCTTGGAACAGACAACGCAGAACCATTGCCGCCCACCAGTCTCTTCGATCATGCGCTGATCATCGTTGCCGCAATGTGGACATCGCATCTCAGAACGGGATGGTGTCGACGTCTGGTGTCTTATCATCGGCAGGGTCCAGCACTGGCGATCCCAGTGTTGTGGTCTCGGCAGGTCGTTCGATCAACGCAATCGACTGGAGTGCGTTGTACGCCCGAGGCTCTTGTCCATCCCTCGGCTTGGTCAGCTTCTCTTCATACTCAACTTCAACTTCGCAGTCGCGGTCGATGGCCGTCTGAGCGCACGACGCCTGACCGTCATCGATGCAGGTATACACCCGTCGAGTGCTGACGACCTTGTGCACCGTGGTGCCGTTCTTCCACGTCGCGGTCGCCTTGACCTCAGTGATCTTCTCTGGACCGTCGTGGTCTTCCAGCGTCTTCGCTGGTCGTGCCGGTGCTGTTCTCTTGACAGTCACCGTGCGCTGTTCCGGTGCTGATCGGTCAGTCGTTTCCAGTTCCTCTGCACTGACCTCACCAAACGCGACAAGGTTGCTGACTGCTCGGTTCGTGGCACGTGTGTGTGCGTGCGCCCTGACGTTGTGTTCAGTACCACCGATGCCACCACGACGCTGTGCCTTCTCGCTTGCGAAACAGGCACCGTCTCCATCAGCACTGCGACCGGTACGCGGGTCGCTCGCTTTGTAGGTCACGCAGTAGCCGAAGTCCTCGTCATGCACCTGTCGTTCTTCACGCACGAGTTCGACGTTGAGGTTGAACCCTTGCGCGATAGCTTTCCAATAGCCTTTCCGACGGAAGAGTTTCGGTGTCCCGTCGTTGTTCGTTCCCGTCTCGACAATCTGGTCAGGCATCAGACGGTCAAGCGTCTTCTGCATGTCCTGATACCGACGGACGTTGGACTCCAGTTCGTTGGCGCTCGGTGCGGCGATCATGTCCGACGCTTCGACGACGGCGAGTTCTGTGGTCTTACTCATTCGTGTCCTCCGGTTGATGTGATGGTGGGTGTTTGCCACACGCTGTACTCGACAACGTCTGACAGACTGCATGACATGCGACGTGCTAGCGCGTCGATGTGTTCTCGGCACGCTGGCGTCAACGATACGGTCAATCTGTTCTTGTGCGGCTTGCCGGGAAACCGTGTTGGTCGTCCGACCCGCTTGCGGGTGGTGGCCTCTGCCACGATGACCTCCTTTCTCAGTTCGTTCGGCATGATTGGTGCTCTCAACATTGGTGACTCGTTTGGACTACGTGGTGCGCTCTTATCCTTTGACTCGTTCGTCGAACATGGTTCTCTCACGCTCAGCGACTCACTCACGTGATGTGGTGCGCTCCTTGCCTGTATGGTTCGTTCTACAGAGTTGGTGCGCTCATCTCCTTCGACTCGTTCGCGTTACATGGTGCGCTCGTAGCGGGTGACTCGTTCAGGATAGGTGGTGCGCTGCTGCTACCTGACTCGCTCTGTGGGTCTGATGCGCTCGTGTTCAATGGCTCACTCAATCCATGTGGTGCGCTTCGGTTCGGCGGTTCGTTCGACGCTGCTGGTGCGCTCCGTCACGGTGACTCGTTCGATGCAGATGGTGCGTCTCTAGCATGATGGCTCGTTCGGCTCCTTCGGTGCGCTCTGCACTGCTGACTCGTTTATCGTTGTTGGTGCGCTCTGGCTCTGTGACTCGTTCTCCAATTTTGGCACGCTCCAATTCATTGACTCGCTCTTCACAGGTGGTGCGCTCGTCGGTGATGACTACTAGTCTCGATGGGACTCTCATCTCTTACGGTTCACTCAATCCTTATGGTGCGCTCTGGTGTAGTGGTTCGTTCTGGCGAATTGGTACGCTCTGCCCGGATGACTCACTCAGTCAATGTGGTGCGCTCGTTTGTTGTGGTTCGTTCTTGTACGTTGGTGCGCTTCGCTTCAATGACTCGTTCTGATTATGTGGTGCGCTCGTCCGTGGTGACTCGTTCTCCTTCCTCGGTGCGCTCTGACATCGTGACTCGTTCATGTTCCTTGGTTCGCTCCGTGTTCCTGACTCGTTCGGGCGTAGTGGTGCGCTCGCGTCAGCTGACTCGTTCCGCTTTCGTGGTGCGCTCTGAGGGACTGACTCGTTCGGGTTCGATGGTGCTACTCGTGTCTTAGGACTCACTCATAGTAGATGGCACGCTCCGCGTGGATGGTTCACTTCTGATTCTTGGTGCTCTCCGCTAATTTGGTTCACTCTTGCGATGTTACGATGCCACGCAGCCTCGCCGGAATGACAACCGTCGCGTTGCAGTCACCGCAACATCGACCGCCAGCGACAACCGGTTCGGCGTTGTGACCTTCTATCCATGTTCCGTGTTCAACCGGAATCTCCTGCTTACAGATACAACAGATCATCGCAACCTCCTTCTCATGTCATCGGCCAATTCGGAACAGTGATCTCGTGTGCGTGGTTGAGGTGCGTCAGCACATACGGCTTCGGCGGTGCCTCGTTGTAGTGCGTCTCGTATGCGACATGATGCCAGTGTGCCAGGAACAGTTTCGTCGTCCACCGCTTCGCACGTGAAAGGATGTGCGCCTTTGGCAGTCGTCCTGCCGAGTAGGCTTTGTACGCATCGGTCGTCTTGCCGATGTTGTATCGTTCCAACTTCGCCTTCGCTTGGTCGGCGAGTTCACCGGCGTCATTGCGTTGCTGCTCGTATGCCCAACGCTCGATGAATAGCGCACCGTACAACGACTTCGGATTGCCTTTGACCTTGACGAATGACTCGCCAATTTTCCAGCACAGCACTTTCAGGTTCGCTGACCACGGTCGCTTCGCCAGTGCCTTAATCAATGACGCCTTCGTTAGCTTCTTGATCTCGCCGGTACGGAAATCTGTCGTCGCCATCTTCAAGACGGTCTCATCTTTCAGCTTCAGCACCGTGGCGCACTCGCTGACAATTTTCTCGTCGACCTTCGTGCGCTCGCATATTTTCAAAGCCATCTCCACCACGTCTGTCGCTCGTTGCTTCCCAAGCCATTCGCGTGTCGGGTCGAGTCCGGCGAACCGCCAGATGTGTCCGACCGTTGGTGCCTTCGTGATGTCGATGTGCGCCAACAGTCCAGCCGAGATGACCGGTCCGATGCCGAGAATACTCTGCGACCAGCGACCGACCGGATTCGCTGCGGCATAGATACCGAGTGCGCTCTGGATATTGCGTTCCAGCATCTGCGTATTCCCACCAAGCCACGCTAAGACCTCATGCGGCTCGTCACTCTCATCGAGTGCCGTGACTTGCGAGTCAGCACGTTTGCGGTCGTCCTGCATCACATAATACGAGTCGACCAGATACCGCGCCTCGCCCTGCGACAAAGTCGCTGCAGCCTGTTTCAGATCTCGACTCAGCCGCTTCAGTGGTTCCAACGCTGCGACGATGCTCTCCTTCAATTCACTCATGGTTTCCTCCTGATAATGGGTCTGTGGGTCGTGAGGTTGCGCTGTACGCGACGAACGAGGTGCCAGACGTGGTTTTTGTCTGGCCTGACACCCCGTCGCCGTCCTGCGACGTGCTACGAGAGGTCGATGGCACGACCCTCGTCCTGAATCATCGACGCCATCGCGTCACTGATCTGCGCTAGTGACGTATCAAGCACTGTTTGCTCGTTGTGCGAATCCGTCAGACGTGCGATGTCGACCCCGTTTGCCACGTCGCGCAGTTGCGTGACCACCGATGCCAGTGCGCCGTCGTCGGACAGGTTCTTCGTGCCGAACGTGGCAAGAAACTCGTCGAGTCTCTTGAAGAACCGTTTGCCGAACACACGCTTCTGACCGTCTGGCTTCTGAAGCGTCATTCTCATGTTCTCGATGATGCCAAGCAGCGCGAGTCGCAGGTTGTCGCGGAACGCTTGCAGTTCTTTTTCGGTTTCCTTCTTCGACCGTTCCAGATCGGCCTTGTACGTATCAGCCGCGATGTGGCACAGGATCGTTGGTGTCGCCGCAATCGGCACGTATCGGTAGGACATCGTGTACTGGTCAGCCGCCGCTTCCGCACTGCAATAGTCAGACGGGTTGAACAGTTCACCGAGTCGTTCGCTGGCTTCAGCAATCACGTCTTCCCACTCGGCCTTCAGCGCCTCTTTGATCGTCTCCAGTTCAGTCATTGCCTTCTGGAGTTCGTCGTCCACTGGCTGCACGTAGTCCAACGGCACGACATACACACCGGGACGGAACAACGAGTTCAGCGAGTGCTTCGACAGCATCGCTCTGACCTTGTAATTCAACTTCCGCATCGCTGAGATCGACTCGCTCTTCAGCAGTCGCTTGCTGGCACGTACTTCTGACGACGCCTTGCCGTCAGTCACATCGATGTCGATGCGTTTCCACGTTCCCAAGAAACTCCAATCAAGCACGAGATACACGGCACGGTCAGCGAGAGTGTTGATGCTAGCTTTGTCGATTGTCATGTGGTGGCCTCTCAATCGAGTGTGATGACGCGCAGCACGTTGCTGGCGTCGGTGGTGGTGGACGATGTTGTTACCGCCTGACCAGACAGGTGCGGCCTCAACGCTTTCAACAACTGACGGAACGCATGGTCACTGAGATGAACACTTGCTGACTGACACGCTCGTGCCAGTATCGTCTTCGGGTCGTCGGTTAATCCTTTCCGATCAGCACGCACCGTGGCACGCACGATGGCACTGTTCACATACTTCGCTTGTTTGATCGTGCCTTCGCCGTGTTCCTTTACGTACTCCACATGGCGACAGGTGTAGTCGCCGTCGTTTTTCTTTGGCGAGAATCGCCAGCCGGGACAACTACACGAGACGTGCTTGCTATCATTCTCGTCAACGTCGTGGTGCCTTTTCACCACATAGATGTTCTCGGGATTGCGTGTGCTGTTAAACCTCCCAAGCACTGCAAACGGTCCGACCTTCTTCTTCGCCATTACAAGCCTCGCTCTTCTTGCAGCCAGACGTGTTCGGCGTTGAGTGCTTCGGCACGAGTAACGAACGGCCCCAGCACTGGACCGTTGACCGGTGTCATGTCAGCCGTCCAACCATGTCGACCATCAATGCAGGATGGTTCGACGTGACTGACTCGTTGGACCGTCGCAACGCCTTCGTCGAGTAGCGGTGCGAGGTTGTCGGCATAGATGAACGTCATGCAATCGCCTTGGATTGTGATGTCGACCATTAGCCTCTCGCCTTGATAGTGGTGAGTGGACGCTTGTGGTAGTCAGGAGTCACTTCATCGTGCGTGACCTTGCCGAGTTGTCGTTCCAATTCAGCCGTTGCCTTCTTGCACTCAGCACCAACGAACCCGCTTGTCTGCACTTCGATGTTCCCGTCCGTGTCGATGATCACGTCAATCGTTTTCATTATTGGACTCCTGTGATCTTCACGGTGCCGTTTGCTAGAACACGACGCACGACGCGATACCCACTTCGTTGCAGATGCCGTGTCGCTCGTGCCACTCCATACTCCGTCTTGAGTGTGGTGAGTTGCGTGCCGCCCAGACGTTGCGTGATAGCGCTACCGTTTGATCCATACTCGTCGTAGATCAACCGGTAACCGTTCCCGGTCGGGTTCTTGACGACACCAACTTCATAGTCCGACCCCGGCACCTTGATGGCGTGTTCGCACTTCCCGAAGTCCTCTGGTTTGAAACCATCTTGCACCGTCTGACGACCCACATCAGAGTCGGCAAGATAGCGGTCGTACCATGCGTAGGTTGTCTGCCCTTCCACGAACTCGATGCCGAGTTTGGTGCACGCCGTTTTCAGCGCATCGAGGTCGTTGATCTCTACTTCCACATTCGCAACGTGACTCATGATCTACCTCCTTACGATTCGTCCATGTCGAAGATACGGTCGGGTGAGGTGTCGCCGACGACGACTGCTGTGCTGTCGTCGGTGGTTGGTGCGGCAGCGTCCTGATAGATGCCACCGTTCGCCGCGTCGAGGAATCGGTTGTGTGCCAACCGTCGCAACTTCCGAATCACTTCCGGTGACGACTTCGCTATCGGACAGATGAAACGCGAAGCTTCCTGCACGCTGATGCCGAGACGGTCAGCCGTCTGGCAGCAGTTCTTGACGTCGCTTCCTGTCCAGCCTTCGTCGAAGTTCACGCCGGTTGTCTTCACGTCGAACTTCTTGCCATACAGTTTCCACAACGCTTTCAATGTGCTTTTGTCTGGAGTCTCAACGTACCAGACACCGCACTTGAACCGACGTCGCAACTCAGGAGGAAGGTTGTCGATGTTGTTACACGTGGCGATGAAGAACAACGACCCTTGTCCGATAGCTTTGATGACGTCGAACGCCTTGCGAGTCATCTGTCCCGTCTCACCAACCAGCGATCCCTTCATCGCACCGAAGTCCGCTTCTAACGTCCAACAACCAGCTTCGTTGCCACTCGCCTGACAGAGCGCCGTCTTACCAGTGCCGGGACCGCCGACGACGATGACACCGTCCACGTCGTTCTCTTCCATGAACTTCAGGGTGTAACCGTGCTGTTCTTGACTCGTGCCGCTTGAGTCACCACCACCGAACGCACCAGCCATCATCTTCTCGATTTCGTCGATGAAGACGAACGCACGTGGTGGTCGCTTGCCTTTGATCACGTTGCGAATGAAACCGGTCAGTGCATCAAGTCCACGCAGTTGATCGAAGGTTGTGTCGCCGTCGCAGACTTTGACACCCGGCGTTTGCTTGATTGTGTCTCGCTGGTGCTGACGCATCGCGTCCATGTCGAGTCCGGTCTTTCGCAACGACATCGCCGCGACCTGCTCGGCTTGCTGTGGTGCGAGTCCAGCCAACGCATGAACCGCCTCGTCCATGACCTCGTCAGACGGTGCATCAAGCTGACCGCTCTTGTAGACACCATTCACGATCTGCTTGAAGTCATCGCACTGCGGCAGCGGTTCAGCGAACACGACCACGTCGTGTCGCAGTTCAGCCGGTAACACACACGTCGGCATCGTCATCACCAGCGTGCGACCGTTGCCCTTGTAACTGTCACGCAGATTCCAAATGGCTTGCACGACACTTGGGTCAAGTCGTGACGCCTCCCAGTACAGATGCACGTTCGCCATAACGACGAACGCATTGCGTGGTGCAGTGCCAAGCACGTTCAACGCTTGGGTTGGATGTGCGGTCGCCAGTGCGTCTCCACCGACAGGTTCTAGCATCGACGACAACGCTTGTGCGGCTTGGTCGTTGACCGGTCGAATGCCGTTGACCGCATCCCAGACGAACTGTGCTGAGATAGGACGGTCACGTTCAGCGTCGAACGCTTCAACTGCGGCGAACAACGCCTTGTTCGTTGCACCGGGATCAGGCGTCTCGATAGCGATGAGCGATGTCGAGACACGTCGTGCGGTGATGACTTGCTCGTCGATGGTTGTCTTGGCTTTCATTGAAAGCACCTCCAGAAAAAGTAACGGGTTAAATGTTGTTGAGTCTGCTTCGGCCTGCCTCGCCCATTGTCAGCTTGTCTGCGTGGTCACGTAGCTTCATCGGCATATGTCGCAGTGCCACAGCCGCCTGATACTCAGTCCAGCTGTACCGGCGCAACGTCCCACACTCGGTGCACGTGTTGCCGCTGATGTCGAGTTGCTCCACGACCGAGTCAATCAAGTCAGCAGCCTGTCGCAATGCTTCACTCTGTGCCATCGTCGTCCTCCTCAAATAGCACACGGTGCGTGTCGGTCATTACAAGCCACGCACAAGCCAGTGCGAGCGTTAGCCGAATAACATCCGAGTACTGCCAGAGCCAGTCGCTCACGATGACCTCCGCTCCGTGCGAATGCGTAGAGTGCTGAGGTAGCGTGCGAACTGATCCACGGTAACTTGGGCAGTCTCATCAAGGCACGCGGTCAGTTCATCCAGCACCTCTGAGGCATGTTCATCTCCAACCAATGTCGCATCTGGGTCGAGATGCGAAGCGATGTGATCATTCACATCAGCACAGCAGACGCATGGTGCGTAGGTCGATATAGACATAATCACTTCTTCTCCGTTTGGTTTGGTGTTGTCTCTATTTAATAGAGAGAGAACTATAAGTTCTCTCTCTTAGTACGTACAAGTACATACATCTCTTAGCAGTATTTCCGTTCTTCGCACTTGCTGATATCGTGCCTGACCGAAATGCTGGCGATGTCTTCGTTGTCAGGATCGCCAATCCACTCGTTGCAATGCGGACACGTGAGGTCAACGTATTGATCTTTCACGCCGTGCAGCAGGTCGATGTATTCCCGGCAGTCAGCCAGCGTCTTGAATCCTTCACCGCGTCTGTCGGCAGTCGTTGAGTCGACGTGGTCGATGTACCAGCGGTCCGCACGATCATCCGATGTGCCGACGAATGCACCATGCGAGATGTCATACTCACGATGCGTCCAATAACCTTTGCAGATGAAGTTCATCTCTCTCTCCTTGCAGCACCTTGGCTGCATCAGTAACAAACGGAACTAAACGTTCCATGAGACGGTCGAACACGTCGACCGTCCGAGCAACGTTCACTTCCAGAGGTCAGGTGTTGGTGTCTCGTAGCCGAGATGGAAAGCAGCCTTGATGAGAGCGTTGATGGCTTGGTGACGCTGCGCCACCAGCTTGTCAATCTCAGTACCGGTCGATTGCAGGATGCCGCAAGAGTTCAACGTCATGTCGTTCGCAAGATCCTTTTGCGCCCGTTCGATGGTGTCCTTGGCATGACTAAGACTTCGTTCCAACTCGAACGTTGTTCGATAAACAACATCAACTAATTCCATCATCAGTTTGTCGTTGTCCGTTAATGGCTGTTTGTCTGACCCATACGGGTCGCCTAACGTGTCGAGATTGGGAATTGATTTTCTTGAAGTGTCTTCCATGTGTTGTCTCTTCTTTCTTGCAGCGCGTTGGCTGCATTGTGAGTTAGGCGTTCTAGAGGATGGTCGACCAAGTCGACCACCCGAACAACGTCGAATCAGTTCGACATGATTGAGATGCGCCATGCGCCTTGATCTGTAATGAACCAGCCCGACCGCTTGTAGCCTTCTGTCATGTTTGGATTGGCTGCATTCTCGCCCCACATGATATCGCCATCGTTCTCGGCATCTTTGAAGTTGCCGTGCATCCGCGACGTCCGTCCGATCATTTTCAATTCTCCTCCTGTCAGACCGGGATTCTCTGCAACGAGTTCAAGCAGTCGACGCCTCATCTGTTCTTGTCGTTTTGTCATGGTGTTCCTTTCGTGCAGCGCTTTGGCTGCGTTGTGGTTGGGCGTTCTATGGGACGGTCGAAAAGCTCGACCGTCCGAACAACGTCCAACGCTTAGAACGTAAACCCAACCTCAACCAAGTACGACCCACGCACCAATCGCGAGCGACCGATGTCGTCCCACCGAGTCAGGATGTACTTCTTCTCTTCGCGGCAGTAGTCGTCTCTTGTGTAGACGCTCTTGCCGATTCGGACGAGGTCGCCCTTCTTGACCTGCTTGACCATCACGATGCTTGTGTCCAGATGATTCATCGTTCTCTCCTTCGCGGTCGTTGACCGCACTGAGCGCATTAGCAAGGCACCGAACGTAACGCCGACATCATCTTTGTTCCGGTCTTTCCGCGCCGACTCATCATGGACTTTGCTTCGGACTTGTAGGTGTTAAGACTGCGACGACGACACGCAGTGATGTGATCTCGGATGTCCTTCGCGTCGACACCGTGGTTCACGTAGCTGGCGACCGCGATGCTAAACGCTTTGAGCGACCGCGTTCCGCGACTGGCGTTGCACCGGAAACATGAGGTCACAAGGTTGGTCGTCTCGTTGCTGCCGCCCTTGCTTCTGGGCTTGCAATGATCCAACGTCAACTGTGCGCCGTCTTCAACGGACTGCCCGCACCATGCGCAGGCTAGGCCATCTCTCAAATAGATAGAGAGTCGTGTGTGTGGTCGTATCCAATTCATCGTTCTCTCCTTCGCGGTGCATTGATCGCAGTTGCGAGTTGTCAGACCGAGCGTTCTATGCCGACCTCGACAGGACGCCGAGGTCGGGAACAACGTTCGGGATGAACTTGGTGTGATTGCACAGCCGCGAGTGTCACTGCTCTCGCTGGTCTTACTCTTGCCCCGATTGGGTGCACCCGGTGTCTTCACTCGTGAGAGTTCTTCAACGTCCGTCTCGCCGATTATCTCGGCAGTGCGTTGACCACGCTTTCGCGTTCTCTCTCATCGTGGGTTCCTCGGTCACGATGTTGTGTTGCAGTGAGTGATGCGATTGGTGTCCATCCGCTGTCGCGTATCGACGACCAACATCAAACAGTGCAAACACAACACGGTCGTCAGTCGCTCACGGTGTCTGCCGTGAACGGGTCTGACAACAAAGCCTTCACCTCGGCTATCGCCTACTGATGAGAATAACGTGGCGTGGTTGCCAACTTGCTGTGCGTGTTTTTGTCTGTTGTCTCAGTGCGCGGTGACAGTGTTGACTGTTGCGTGGCTGCGGTGCGACTTGCGCCGTGGTCACAGTCTTGGTTGAATCGGTTTTAGCTTTGCGTCAGTCGGTGTCGGTGCGCGTCGGTGAGTGAAGTTGCCGCTTTCGACAGCTGTCGCACTTCTTGGTTATTCACCGTATTCAGTTATCAACGAACTGAAGAAATTATACTTTTGATTATTACGACATGTAAACAATTAATATGCATAAATAAAAACACGCAAAAACCCTAACAATATTGAGGTTTTTTGGATGTTCTATTGCGTTTGGTGTTGTTCGGAATAACGCAGCAACTGCAAATTACGCCACGAACGACAGCGTGCGAGTGACCCAGCCGGTTAGGAAAACCAGTTGATCGGGATGCTGTTGCACGTGTCGAGTGAGACGCAGTGTGCGTGTCACGGCGAGACGTCGACAGAGTGCGGCTGGATATGGATTGGTGATGCCGTTATACGCATCGACTGCGGCGAGTGTCTGCGGGCCGATGATGCCGTCGACACTGACGGTTCCAAGCGTGCGTTGTAAATCTTTCACGGCGAGTACCGGACCGGACAACACGGCGTCGTCAATCACTTGTGCTTGCAACGACACGTCAGTCAGTTTATCGATGCCGTTTGTCTCGACGTACCGTCTGCAAAGAATCTCCAGTGCTTCGTCTTTGGTGAGACGTCGCAACTCGGCACGCGTACATCGACGGTGTCGCCAACTCTCCAACGTGCGAAGCGTGATGCCACCTTTGGTCGGACCGCCTTTGTCGTTCGGATGCACCGCGTAGGTCGGCCATCCTTCGCGGTCGAGTACTGCGTCAAGAATCTTGTCGATGTCACTTGTCACCAAACACTCCAACCAATCCAGCAACAATCGCCGAGACTATCGTGCCAATCGTCGCCGCGACTTTCATCGACATCGACTTCGCCATCGCCAGTTCGCGTGTCTCGCGGTCGGCAAGGACAGCGAGCTTCGTGTTGATCTGCGTGACGTGTTCGTCAAGGTCTTCGAGTTTGCTTCGATGTTCGTCCATGCGACTCAGCACGAGTCGCTTCATCTCGTTCCAGTCGCCGTTGTTCACTGTTCTCGGCATCGTCAAACATCCCAATCTGAGTCGGTACTGCTGCTGGTTTGTCAGGGTACAGCCATGCGATCAGTTCCTCCATGTCACGCACGACGATGTGCTGCGTCTTAATAGGTGGCACGCACGGCATACCCTTCGTCGACGAGTGCATCATTGAGGTTGTCGTCGTCAGCCCACACAACCACGAGCCACCGACCGTACTTGCCGACCGACCGCTCTCCGTCTGGTCGCGTTTCTACCAACACGTTCGTCGCAATGTCGAGACGTGCTTGCAACCATTCACGCGACCGGATGCCTTGCTGCTTGTCTGGCCCACGCACTTCCGGTGCGTTGATGCCGTAGAGTCTCGCGGTGATCACAATCGAGATCCCGAAGCCCAGATCAAGACGTGCGTCCATCAGTGTGTCGGCGTCATAGACGCGACACGACCGCATCGGAAACCGCCACGTCACACCGTCCGTCGTCATGCTCTGATGATCCGAGTTTGCCACTTGCCCCACTGCTCCAAGTGCACCGTCTCAATAGGTCGTCTGTCTC